ATGTTTTCTCAAGAAAAACGATCCTTAATTCAAAAAGTGGTATATCCATGGACATATCCGACCCTTCATAGGTCTAGGAAGAGCTGGTATGTCGATTTTATGATCCTTGATCCGCTGACAGGCAAGATGCGCCGTAAGAAGTACATGCTGAATCGTTATAAGACGACGAAAGCCCGTATGGAGATGGCCCGTCAGAAAATTATCTGGATTATCCAAGAGGTACAGAGCGGTTGGAACCCTTGGGTGAAAGCTACTACCACACGTGAATTCACTCCATGGGCGACGGTGGTAGACCGTTATAGGGAATATATTGCTACTGCAGGGAGGAAAGGGCTTCTTAAAAATAAAACAGCCTATGACTACCGAAGCAGGATGAACATCTTTGAACAGTTCCTCGAAGAAAGTGACTGCCGCCCTCAGTACATATACCAGTTTGATCGGGCGCTCTGTGTGGAGTTCTTGGACTACCTTTACTTTGATCGCGATCTGTCGGCAGTAGGTCGTAACGGTTATCGCACTTGGCTCTCTACCTTCGCAAGTTGGCTCATCGACAAACAGTATATCGGCAGGGGTAACAACCCTGTTGCCGATATCCGTATGATGCGTGAAGAGGATAAATATAGAGAACCGCTGACAAAGGAGGCGCTGAAATCTCTCAGCGAGTATCTGATGGAACATGACCGTCTTTTCCTGTTGGCCTGTTACATCGAATATTACATGAACATACGTCCTGAAGAGATGAGACACCTGAAGATAGGCTATATTGATATCCAGAACTGCATTGTGGCGTTACCTGGTAAATTCGCCAAGAACCGCAAACGTCAGGAGGTGACGGTGCCGAAAAAGGTGCTGAAGCTGATGATTGACTTAGGTGTATTCACCTATCCGTCGCAGTACTACCTTTTCGGGCCAGAACTGACCCCGTCGACGGAACAGGTGGCCGTGAACCGTTTCCGCCTGGAATGGGCGAGGATTAGAAAAGCGTTGAACTGGCCATCTACGTATCAGTTCTATAGTCTGAAGGATTCGGGTATCAGTGATAATATAGACCGTTATGGATTATTGACGGCTAGAGATCAGGCACGACACTCCGACGCCGCTACAACGAATCGCTACGCTAAAGTGAAGCATACGGCGCATGTAGAACTTCAGGACTGGGACGGTGACCTGTAGAGCCTTCTGTACCCTATATATATAAATAGGTGAACTATACTACGACGAAAAACCCCTTGCTGTCCTTGTAAACGGCAAGGGGAAAGCAGTCAGTATCTTACGATTAAGTAATAAGCTCCGAGACTGCTGTAAGCTGGGCTCCCGTCCAGTCGTTAGAAGCTGATAGTTTCCCGAGCGCCTCTTCACTAATTGTCTCAACCTTTAGTATATTCTTCTTGTTCGCGGACTCTTTCAGTGCCTCGTTAACCCTCGCTTGATAAGGCTCCCATACGTTCTTTTTGAAGTCTTCATGCTCTGCTGCTCCCATAGGCAGGTTCTTCATGTCCGCCTTTAGATTCCGCACCATGTTGTTATAGTCATAGAACTTTTGGAGTTTCTGGTCAAACTCCCCATCGTTCGGCTTTAGCTTCTCTAAAGCATCCTTACACTCGTCGTCGTACTTAGTTGCTATAGGTTTCAAGGCGCGAAGAAGGTGCAACGCCTTAACCATATCAGCATTTTCCAACTCGCCTAATTTTGATGCGTTAAGTATATTATAGACGCTCAACGCCTCTACCGTCTTAATCGTTATCTTCTTCATAATCAATTATCACTTTGATTTCCCATAATGTTGGGTTCAATCTCATCAATAGCGTCCCATACTAGATTGCTGTCTTGACGTCTCATCGATGATAGGTCATACTGTATTTCCCCGTCAGAACCAGGAGCTCCTGTGAACGAACCGAAGTAAGCTCCAGCGTCACCGTTCTCGTTGCGGTAACATCCTCCTTGTATGGATTGCAAAGCATCATTAGAGCCGTTCTTGACAAAATTACCAATTACTACGATGTTTGAATCTTTGTAATCGAACTGCGAATTGATTGCAATACTTGTGATTGTAAATGTTCCCATAACTTTTAAATATTTAAATGTTAATAATAAAATTTTTATTATGTAGGTTGTATAGGAGTTCTCAGACTGAATCGATATAGAACACCACTAACCGACACGATTATATGCCATATATGTGATGAATCAAGTGTCAACACACCAACAGATGGAACGCGTCCTACTGTCTTAACCTCGCTCGCCCCCACTGTTACACTACCGAACTCATACCACCCAGTACCGGCGTAACTGCCGGTTGCAAAAGTTCCGTCAAACAATTCATTAACTACTGCCAGCTTAACGTCTGTAGCCGTACCGCCCACATACCCATCTACCGTAGAATCAAGTTGTAAAGTCGTATTATAAGACCATAGATTAGTGATATTGTGATTAGACAGCACTGGGAAACCAACAGTCTGTCCTCCTCCTAATGTAGCCTTGAATGAAACGAGTGATGTGTAAGGCGCTGTAATAATCGATATTGGCTGGGATGCAGACGGAGTGAGACTTTGGTTTGGCGCCGGCTGCTCCAACGCTCTTGTGGCAAAAAACGGCAACAAATAATACGTCTGGCCATACTTTAGCGTTGAGATAACATATTGGTCATTATCCATCGTCGACGCGTTCTGTATACCATCATAAGATTTGAGGCCTGTTCCCTGCCACGCGCTTCCACCAGCTACCCACGCGATTGGGTCGTAAGTATTTCCGTCCTTCTTATAGATAGCTATGCCGATATGTAAAGCTTCCGATGTCAAATCTTCTGGCATAATGTAATCTCTCTCTGATATATCTATCATGGCAGAGCGCATCATCTTGGCGAATACAGTGTAGCCAGATGATGAACCAGCCACTACGTCATTAACGGAAAGAGACTTAATTGGGTTAGGTGCATTCTTTCGGTACTCCAGAAAATCTAACCAGCGATAGGGGCTGCTTGCTCCACCGCTCGGTCTAATGTAAGTCCAACCGTTGCGCGACCCATCAACTTTGGCTAGCAAAGATGTCAAAGCACTAATCATCTGTGTTGCCCCTGTTGTTGCTGGGTAAGGAATCGAAACCATCGCTCCCGCATAACTTATTCCATAATCTCCGTTAGTGCCACGCCACCATTGATTAGTAATCGCTGTAGAAGGGTTCCAGCCTGTCCTATCTGAGTTAAACGCTGCCGTTGTATCTCGGTTGCCCCATACGACAGGTTTGTACTTACCCCACATATTTATGTCTCCCTGCCTAATTAGGATGTCGAGCCTACTGCTTGCATTACTAACAGCATTCTTGATATCGCTATCGGTTACAGGGTATGTTATTTTGTAATTACTATATGCCATATTACGCTACATTCTCAAGTTTCATTTTTAATTCCCGATTCTCACGCTCAAGCTCTGCAATCCTCTTCTCATGGTCAACTACCTTACGGGCTGTTGAGATAGAGGAGATAAGAGCCGCCACGCCATAACTAAATGACAGGTAATCATCCTTGCTCTTATGTACGCTCTGAGGCAGTATCTTCTGCCAATACTGAGCGATTGAGCCCACCTGCAAACCCTCTCTGATTCGCTCACCTTTCCATAGGAATTTGATGATTGGGGCTTTGGCAATCTGCTCGATGGTAAGACCAGCCATATTCTCTACAACATCTTTCTTTCTAATATCAGACAAAGCAGAAATGTACCCTTCAGAATCAAGGTTAGCTCCCGTAATATTGCCTGCACCAATAGTACCATTTACATGTAGTTTGTAGTTAGGTGAAGTAGTACCGATGCCGACGTTACCATTGGTGTTAATCTGTAATCTAACCGTATGCGTTCCACTCGAAGTTGTACGGAGTATGATATTATGACTTGCGTCGAGACCAAGGTTGCCATATACCGTACCGCCCTGCGCCAAATCCATCCTTACAACGGAGCTCGCAGACGTTCTGTTAAGTACAAGCACATCAGCTACACTCGCATTTATGGTTAATCTCCCCGTGAGAGTTCCGCCTGTAAGAGGCAGGTAACTGCCATTGAGGATAGTGGTTGCGTTGTACTCGTCAAGGATGGCGTAGTTAGTAGAACCTCTTCGGTGCAAGAGGTCGTTAGCATTGCTGCGAAGTACACCTTGTTCTGTGGTCGTTCCAACAGCCCATTGAGAACTTGTGACAGATGTCCATCCCGTTGGGCGACATGCAATAAAAGCGTTAGACCCTGCGTAAATGTATGCTCCACTTGCAAGGGTAATAATACCCGTCATGGTGCCACCCGTCAATGGCAAGTAGCCTGTACCTCCACCGACGACTATATTACCTGAGCCGTAAATCGACTGACCGTTGATTGTCTTGACATTGGCAGAGGTCAATATATTGGCATTTCCCCATGTCAATGTACCATCATACTTTCCTCGCAACGTATGCTCTGTACCATTTGCGTCGCGAGCGAAGATGCCGAAGTCTCCTGCCTGTGTTCCTGCATCTGATGAGCGGAAGTAAGCACCTGCACCGTCCTTATTTTCCCAGTCCCAACCAACATCAATATTTGTTCCGACTGGCATACCAGCGGCATAATTTGTAAGTTTGATGCCGAACACTCGGCTGTTATATCCCTCAAAAAAGAGGTTGCCCGTCATCGTACCACCTGTCAATAGCAGGTAGTTACCCGTTGCACTTATAGTCTGATTAGTCCACTTTTGCGTTGATGCGTTGTAAATGAGCGCCTGTCCGTTAGTCGGAGTAGACAACTGCACGTCACCCATATTGGCCAAAGTAAGCGCAATACCACTACCAGAGCTATTCCCAAGGGCCGATAAGTACGTATCAGTCCAAAAGCCGAACATCGCCTTTATGTTGTTGATGGTCGATTGTGTGTCGTTGTGGTTGACAAGATTATCACCGTTAAACGCACGGAATAGTCTGTCAAAATAGGCAATAGAAATATAGTTTTCACCAACCCATTCCTGAGTCGCAACGCCTTTTCCGCCAAGATTAATTGTTGCTGCTGTTATTGATGACACATTGAGATTAGTCAGACCTGTAGCATCCCAAGCAATAGCTCCTCCAGCAACATAGCCAGAGCCATCAAAACGGAAGCCGATACGTGCACCACTCTGAACATCAAACTGCTGTGTTGTTGGGTTGTACTTGTCTATCATACCACCACCGTACCAAGATGCGAGACCTCCGCCATAGACATTCGCATTATATTGGCCATTCATACCGCCCCAGAGAGTACCGTTACTATCCCTCATACCTATGAGAGTAGTCAGCATGAGACCACCAGTGATGTTCGTGTCCTGACTTAGTGCGCCCTTGATGGCGTGTAAGGCCTGAGCGACTATCGCAGGGTCAGTCTGCTCGTTCGTGCCATTTAGTATCTGATTGATATACCCCTCAAATTGGGAATCGTCGGTATATTTAGATGCCTTCGTCCAATCTGCAATCGCAAATGACTGCGAATCTGTCTTAGACGTCACACACTTCAGAATGTCATTGTTATAGGTTGCGCCCTGCGAAGCTCCCGATGCAGGCCAGACGGCGTTCACCCACAGATCACCTGCATCGTAAGGAACGGTAGGGGTTGTAAGGAATACGCGTCTCTTGTGGTCTGCGGTATCCCGAGCTTCGTTAGCGAGACGCAATGCCTCTACAATGGCGTCGTCGTATATCTGCGTCCACATATACACCTCGTTATCGTTGTCATACACGAATCGATAACCATAACCGGTATTCCTATCATAGTACAAATCGCCGAGGTGTTTTTCTTTCTTTTCGGCCGTGTCCCATGCGCTCGCAGGGAGATTAAGCAGGGTTGGCACTCCAGCATAAAACCATGAACTAATCTCTCCGTCTATCTGTCGCTGAAGATCCTCCGCCTTGTTTATGATAGCAGCTGCGAAGTCCTCAAGCGTAATATCTTGTGATGGGGCAGTAGGGGACTGAAAAACAACCTCTGCCTTAATGTGCATCCTAGGCGCATGGGTAACCGGGTTCTCCTGTTCATACTTGATATAGGTACTCCCGTTCGGGTCGCCGATATAAGCGTCGCCATACACATTGAGGTATGCATGGCCTGTCTGTGAGTTATAACCCAATGCTATTTTATTCTTTCCCTGCAGGCTGAAATCGTTGATACCTTGGAATATCTGATAGCTTGGCGCATCGTTGCCTGTCACGAACTCTATGATGGCCCCCTGTCTGTCCGTATCATTGATGTTACCGAGTTGTATAATGTCGTCTTGAGCCGTGGGGACGTCTGAATCGTTCTGATAGCCAGCGTGTGTGTACTGACTACCACCGATGGACAACGTCTCACTCGCACGGTTAGAGAGATCAATCCAGTGTTCTCCATCGGTCGTCAGCGTACCCTCGGCGTTGCGACCTACCACCAGTCGCCAGTAGTGACTTGAGTTGAGTCCCTTCTGGTTGGGGTCGTCGTCGGCAGTCTCCACGTCCGTCACATGATGGTAAGCCATGTCACCGACTACGAAGTTATTCTTAACCTCATCCTCGCCGTCGCTGCCACGGAAATAGCAGCGTATCAAAACCGCATTCTCTGGCGAGTCGACCACCGCACCGCCCTCGCCGATATACTCCACGCGGCAGCATCTGGCACCAGCTGCAGAAGCAATCCTGTTGCCGACCGAGTGTCTGTAGTCTCGAATCTCCACATTGTCGAAGTATGCCTTCATGCGGACATACATCTTATCTGTCTCGAGATAAGTCGTACCGTCAGCATTCACCCTGAATACACCGCCCTCACCGAGTAAGCCCGTGACGAACTGCTGACCAACCTGCAGGCCTTGGATAAATGTGATAAACCCGGCCGCTGTGTCGTCATAGAGTCTTGATAGAAACCAGGAGGGTGAAGCGTCGATCCAGGCTTTTATCTTATCGAAGTTTCTCTTCAGCTTCAGGCGCGATGACAGACCCGTATCGCCGCCTGTCTGTACCCAGGGAACGATGTTTTCGAAAACAATGTTGAACAGTTGCCTTATAGCAGCAGCCTGTTCTTCTTCCTGTTGGGTATTGATGTTCTCGTTCTCGTCTGCCATATCCTTAGTCGATTCTGTCTATTGGTTGGTGGTTCATACTCATCAGCAACGGCTGCCAGAAATGCTTGGCTTCGCCCGTGTCCTGATCGCGAAACTTGAGCATGAAGTTTCTCGGATCGTCCTCGGTTGTTTTCTCGTTTTTAATTAGTTGAGCGTGTTCTACCGTTACCTCTCCATGGCTCTCGTGTCGCTGTAGTGAGTATGACATGAAACTCATGGCAAAGGACTGGCCTTTGGCCGTGAGCAGTCTCATCTGATGAATAGCTTCGTATACTGTCATGATGCAAATATATATATAATAAGGTGAAGGTAAAAGGACATCTTATCGGCTGGCGTTTTTCTCCAGTCGTTCCAGCCGGCGGATGGCGTCGCGAACTTCTTTCACGGTCATGGCGTCGGCTGTGTTTGTTTCGATGTTGCGCAGCAGATGGATCATCTCTGCGTAGCTATTCTGTGTGTTAGTGGTTTCTACGCTGTCTGAGATCGTGTCATTGACGGAAGATGTATAGCCTCCCCTGTATCTGCCGCGTCCGTAGGCTTCCTCCAGCATACGGGTGGCATTGAGCATCTGTATGTCGCCTAGCTTCTGATGGCGGTCTATCACGTCGAGTAGGGGCCGCACCTGCGGATTGGCAACAGCCTTGTGATTGGCCACGAACTCACTCCGATGTACAGGTATCACGCCAGCCTGCTCTCTGGGGTTGCCCTTGCTGGTATATCCTTCCTGATACTCGTCGGAAAAACCGCCCGAGTAAAGACCGGCAGCCTGATCGGCGGCAGCCTTCGCAGATGCTAACTGCATGGCGCCGCTGGCAGCTACAACCGCTGTCAGAGGCAAGGCTGCATAGAATGGCAGATCTTTCCATAGACGGGCGATACCCGTAGCCGTCGACGCGATGATCTGCAGCACGTTCATCTTAAACTGCTTATCGGCGTATTTCTTTTGGATGGCAGCTTTCTCTGCCTCCATCTTTTCCTCCAGCTTAGTGGTGTCCTTGCCCTGCTTCCTAGCAGCATCGATCATCTTCTTATATTTCTTCTCAACTGCCGAAGTTTCCCGCTGCTGCATGGCAGAGAACAGTTGCGAGGCTGATGATAGCAAATCACTCACAGCTTGCTGCGCCTCCTGCTGAATATGGGTGCGCTCGTCGGCCTGCTGCTGTTGTAGAGTGGTCAGGTTCTGCTGGTACTGCTGTTCGCTTATCAGGTCCTTGTTGCGATATTCCTCATTCAGGTCAAACATGGCCTGCCAACTGTCTGCCTGGCTGAAATGCTGATGTAGCAGCTGGTTGTTGGTGTTCTGGTAGCTGCTGGTAAACTGCTCCTTTTCCTTCTGCTGAGCCTGTTGCTGTTGCAGTTCTAGAGAAAGCAGCCTTTTCTGGGCATTGAAATACTCAGCGGAACCTGTTTGCAGACACTCTATCCGATGCCTTTGATACTTAATCTCCAGGTCTATCTTTTTCTGGTCGTATTCTGCCTTGGTTGCTATTTCACCCGTCAGCTGCTGGCGGGCTAGAGCCACCTCCTCAGCGGCCTGCATCTGGTCGAGGTTGTGTAGTGAATCCTGCTGACGGCGTTTACGCTCCTCTTCCCTGCGGTTGGCCTCACGGGCTACACTGTCAAGCATCTGATTCTGCACCTCCATCATGTCGCTCTCGGCGGCTCCATAGTCCTTGCGAATGCCTGCGAGTTTGGCCAGATAGCGCTGTTCGGCATTAAATTCCTTCAGGTGCCATTCATCCTGCAAATCCTTCCTGCCCTGGTATTGTTGACGCAGAAGCAGAAGTTCGCGCTCGTAGGCAGCCTTTTCCTGTGCCTCCAGCTCCTTACGTTTCCTATCATGCTCAGTTTTCTCCTTATTGGTCTTACCGCCAGATCCTCCGGAACCTTCACTATCTCCGGAACCGCCAGAGCCACCAGAACCACCATCGCCATTTGATCCATCTTCTTGATTTGAAGAAAGGTCGATAACGCTGCCGCCGAGATCTTTAATGCGATTCTCTAAATCGCTTATCTTATTGTTTGTATCGGCTAACGATTTGTCGGCAGCATCAAGTGTACGTTTCAGACTTACTTCCTCACCAATCCCGATCTTTCTCATCAGACTCAAAACAGGACTATTTCCACCTTGCAGGGTGTTTGTCTGTCTCGTGTTCCAATAGTTGTCAGATGCGGTTCTTTGTTTCTCCTCTTGTTCTGCCTGTCGAGTATATAGTTCCTGTAATTTATCCTGATATGCTTTTAGTCGGATTTGCTTCTGAAGCGATACAAGGTAGTCGTCGATTGCTTTCTTGTTGTCACGTGTCAACTTCCCTTCTTTATCGAGCATTCCGTTGTAATCAGGAATAATCTCTTTCAGTCGGTCCAGGGCTTTACGTCGATCATCCAAGCTGATACGTTCGTTACGCATGGCAGCGTCGAGGCGTTTTACCTCTTGCGACTCTTCGGTGTATTTTGTGACGGCATCTGCTTCTGTCATATCAAGCTCCTCACGTAGCCGCTTGACTTCAGCCATACGGGTCTTGTATTTATCATAGGCCGCCAATATAGTGGTAATACCAGCAAGAACCAGCCCCCATGGAGTGGCCTTCGTGACGATATTCAATATTTTTGTGGCGTTGGCGGCCAGTTGGATGGCAGCAGTATAGGCACCGATTCCTACAGCCAGTCTTGAGATGATGGAAATATTACGTATTACAAATCCTGCTATAGTTGATAAAACTTCGAGAATCACCTTTGATGTAGCTAGCCCTCCTTCCACTATAGGCATCAGTTTTTGTCCGAGTTCTACAGCTACATCATTGAGAGCCTTTTTGGCTATCTCAACTTTAGCTGCAGCAGAACTGTTGGCATTATTGAACTCCTCGATGATCGAAGTGCCTTCGTCGTATGCCTTCTTGGCATCGCCCTGGGCCTTCTTCAGCTCATCCATCTTATTGATGAGCGATGAGATAACCGGAATGGCATTGGTACCTTGCATCTTCAGCGATTTCAAGACAGGTGCCAGTGCGTCGAATCCACCTTGGGCTTTCAATCCCTCTAGGAACTGGAGAATGGCGGTGTTGGCATCGGTCTTCAACAGATCGGTGAAGGCCTCCACTTCCAGACCTGCGGCCTTGGCAAACTTGGCAGGGTCAGTAAACATCTTCGTGATCAGCTGGGCAAACACACCGCTGGCCACCTTGCCTTCCACTCCTGATTGGGAGAGGGCAGAGGCATAACCCATGATATCAGTCTGTGCTATCTTGGCATTTACAGCCATACCTGCCATGTCAGAGGTGAATTCGGTGATAAATCCGGTATTGGCCGAACTGTTTGCACCAAGTACATTGATGGCGGAACCTGTGGCCAGCATGGCGCCGTTGAGTCCTTTGGTCTTATCCTCCCCAAACACCATAGTCAGCTTACCTATCTGATCGATAGCACCCTCTCCGAGGTCATCACCCAGAGCCACGTTAATTTTGTCTGCAGCATCTACGAAACCAACAATGTTTTCTTTGCCCTTAATACCCAGACGGCCGGCAGAACCAGCCAATTCGTTCAGTTCCTCGCGTGCTGTGCGGGTAGTCATCTCTTTGAACTCCTCGTTCATTTCCTCCACTTCGACCTTTGTCTGGCCGGTGTACTTCATGACATCGGTCATGGCGTCATCCATTTTAGCAAAGGCCTGCACATATTGGTCCGCCCAGGCGTAGATGCGGTCTTTAAGCTGGAATAAATTATTAATAGCAACAATGCCTTTAGATGCCGACTTCAGAAAGTTACTGAACTTAAGCGATTCCTCAGTTTCCTTAGCTACGGTTTTCAATTTTTTCATTCGCTCTTTTACGGCATCGAGCTCTTCTTTGTATTCGCTGAACTCATGAGTGGTTGGATTGAGATTGTTCAGTACCGCTGTTAAGTCTTTTGCACGCTGTCCTAACTGTTGAATGGAGAGCTTGCTAATATCGGCAGTTCGCGTATACTCCTTTATTTTCTGCTCATTCTGGTGTACCTCTCTGGCTGTTTTAGTTAGCGTACTGCTTAGTTTATCAAACTCTGCCCGCTCTTCTTTAGTCATAGCTTTTAAACCGTTTTTAGACAGTCTGTCCATGGCTCGTCGGGTATTCTCCAGTTCCTTTTGGCCCTGTTTCAAATCTTCCTGCAACTGCTGAAGCTGCTGCTGATCATAGTCTGGCTTTACATTGAAGCGCAGATTGATGGTGTCAACGGATATTCCCATAAAAATACCTTTACGTAATTACTTTTACGCAAAGGTACTTTTATTTATCCTTTTATAAAAGGACATTATAGCCCAACATATTCCCAGAAATCATCATCTTTTCGATAGCGAAGATTTTTCTTTGGCATCCCTCCTTTTGGTGTTGATTTTCTGGAATTCATCAGGCCGAATCCAAGTCCAACCATACATGCTCCTATTATCATCAGAAACGTTGTCATAACTCAATCCTTTCTTTTATTTTACATTGCAAATATCGGAATAATTTCTGAGATCTACAAGGGGAAATCCCTATTATTTCAGGGGAATTCCCTATCTTTGCCGAAATAACGTGTCAGCTTATCAATCTGCCATGCTCTGAGAGCAGACGGTTGTACTCGTTCAGCAGTTGCTGATAGCGGTCGATAAAGCGCCGGAGGTTGCGGCGAAGGCTGCTTTGGCCTCGTCGAGGATGCCTCGGATACGCTTCAGTTCGGCTTCACGTTGAAGCGCAGTTTGACGGTATCGACGGATATACTCATAAAAATTTTCCGTTGTTTTTCTTCAGCCTCGGCCAATTGTTTTACAATAAATTATGCATCATCAATATTCTCAAGAACATTTTCATGACCTTTATTGAACCATGGTAGTTTATTTAGTACAAAAACCACCAAAACACCTAACAAGGTACTACCCATGATAATACTACTAAGAAGTTCGTGTCCAGTAAATGCTAGAATCATAGAAGCGATTAAAAACAAAATCGCCAGTATAAACCCCATCCACTGCCCACGATTGCTTAAAGATAGATTCTTTTCAACAATAGTCTTTTCTATATCGGTACGATGGTTAAGTTGTTTCTCTGCCATTGAAAGAATTCTTTCAGGTGCATCTGGCAAAACTTCTTGGTACGCTTTAAAATCTTCTGGAGCAGGAAGAGGACCTCTAAATGATGTCGATTGCTCAACAGCGAACATGATTTGCATGGCTGTCTCTTGTTTGTCTTTTGGAAGACTTTGGATAAACTCATTAACATCAATAGCATCCTGGCTTTCTGGGGCAACTTTAGCAGGGGCTTCTATTCTCTTTTTATTCTTTACCATGAATCTCTTTATTTAGGGAAACTATTTAAGGCTTTTTGGATATCTCTGCCAACAGAATTCCAATCTTTAGCAATATCTTCACAATTATTCCCTCTAAGATATGGTATATATGGGGAAAAATCTCCTGCCGATATTCTAATATTACCTATACCCTTTAAAATAGGATGCCTACTTAAAAGAGGATTTAGAGATGTTGTATATCGAACTTTTAACATAACTCTAATGTTGATCGACTTCTTTTTGGTTATTTTGAACAGAATCATTAGTTTCGCTTGCAAAGATACGAAAACTTTCGGTTTTTGCAATAAAAATAAAAATTTATTTTGCGAAATTAATCTTTTTTTATCGATAGTGATGTTTCTGTGCTACGAATTTGCGGCGAGCTTGACTTTTTGCTTTTCGATGATTCCACGGATGCGCTGCAGCTCGTGGTCGCTCATGCCGGCGGTGAGGCGGCGGATCAGTCGGCCATAGCCAGCGTAACGGTTTTTGTTGTACCACTTGACTTTCTTGGGACTATGGTTTTTCCTGCCCCATACGTCGCCGTTCTTCTTGGCAATCTTCTGCTGTTTCTTGCGTCGACTGCTCATCACCTCGGCCAGTCGGCCATAGGTTAGGAAGCTGACGGTGAGCGTCTGGGCGCCGCCCTCTGAGCCCGTCTGATAGTCGAACGAGTCGAGCAGGTCGCCGCTTACTACGTTGCCACCCTTCTCCAGTGCTTCCACGAAGCGGTCGATGAGCCATTCTCCGTGCTGCGACAGTTCCTCGCGCACCCAGAGATCGACTTCCTTGTAGCTGATATCATCCATATCCTTCTATACTATTGCACCGTCGTAGTCGTCGTTCCAACGACCATCATCCAACCAGACCGCATGGTCGTCCCATACGCCATGGGTGAGCACCCAGCGGTTCTCCAGTGACTCGTCACTTACGTGGATGTGAAAGAACGTGCCCTTCCATTTATTCTGTCGGCCCTCAGCGGTAATTACCTCTTCCACCTCCTTGCATACATAGCGCTTGTTCCTGATCACGTACACCTGGCGAGGGTCTATCACGTTGGGGTCGTAGGTCTCGATGGTCAGGGCGTGGCGTGTATCAATCTCGTATCCACCCTGATAGTAGCCATCATCCAGATCTTTCAGACGTAAGGAACCTTCAGGTCCAAGAATCGTATCAACTATCATTGGATACAGAAGCGCCTGTGTTAAAGCATGGTAGGCATCAGTATAGGCTACTGGAGTATTATTTCCCAATACAGAGCCATTATGAAAAGCACAATACAAATCAATGGCTGCAGTTTCTTTCTTTTCGAAAGAGCGAATATCGCCCTCGGCGCCCTCAGACTCCGTGGTTTCTTCCGACTGTTCGCTTTCCTCTCCATAGCTTTTGTATCCATCGCTCGTTCCAATATCTACCACTTCGCATCCTACCATGCCAAGCCATGCCATCGGCGCTGGTACTATCTTTAGCTCTAGTGTCGAGTCAGTGTTTACACGATCCAGGTTGCCATACTGATTGAGCTCGATACAGAATGTATCTGTAGCTGTAGCATCCTGATGCTGCACTTCGTATTCGCGCGACACTTTTATATAATAGCGCCCTGTAGTTCGATCCTTATACACCTTCTTAGGGTCGCTGATAGCCGACACGATATCTACAAAATCAAACTCTTCGATATCTGCAGCCTCCAGATATCCTTCTGGTAGCTGTACTATCTTACTCCAGTAACTGTCAGGCATATCATAGCTTACATCTGATGTAGTAAACTCAGCCTCGCGCGAGTCATCATCCTGCGCCTCTGTCTCGTATTCATCAGTTACGTTACGAATGGTAAACTGTCTGGCGTTCGTATAAAACTGTGTTTTAAGCAGGATGGCACAGGTTTTATTAAGATTATCGGTAACAAACACCACGCCGGTAAGCCGTTCAACCTCTGTCAAGAAATCTTTTACCGTCCAACCGGGCAGCATCTTAGCATACTCAGTTGTAAAGATGGTATTAACCAGAAACAAGTTCTTGAACTGTGTATTCTCCAGATGATTCTCTGTTACGGTATATCCAAGTGCTTCCATCAATCGACGCAACAGCGCACATAGATATGGCTGTGGACGCAAATCAGATCCAGGAATAATGGTATTACCGGTACGATGCCCACCCATAATATGACCACGGACGTATCTGTTATAGACATAGCCAGACTGTGAGCGGATGGTAGGCAAACAAAACTCTACATCCGGAAAACTGTCAGTAGGACTTATAGTGCTAACTATTGTTTCTATCTCGCCTAAATCCAGTTCTTCTATCTTCTGATCCTGGCCGATGAAGTAGTTAAGTTCTGACTCGCCGCTGACGATCTGAATGGTGACACTCTCCTCTGTCCAACGGGTTACGATCTCCGTGCCACGGGTGTACACATGGCCGTCGGCAATGAGCGTGGCTGTGCGTCTGGTCTCTATCTGCTCCGTCTTGTTCAGACGCTGCAGAAATCCGTAGAGCTCGCAGTTTACGGGGTTGTCGAGTTTCAGCGTGCAGTCGTAGGTGTATTCGCCGTTCTTGGTGAAAAACGAATTCTCGCGCTTTACCGTGGTCGAGAAGTTCTGAGGCAGTACCGCCTCGTGTCCGTCGATGATCAGTTGTGTCATACGTCTTTGTCTTTAAGTCTGAAGGTAATGCTCAAGCCATTGAAGCCTCCATAGGTGTTGTACTCCCATTCAACGGTAAGCGGACGTGAGGTGTCCACCTCGCCCTTGTCGCAGAACAAGTGGAAACCGTCGTGGTTCATCAGCACCCTGACAATCTCGACCATCAGTTCCTGAAGCACGGCGTAGCGGTCGTATTCCCGCTCCGTACCTTGGTAGTCTTCTGGCATTTTCTCGAGTACCATCAGCAGGCACTCGCCAGTACTCGTGAAATAGCCGGGAGTGTTGGAGTAGTCGGCACCCGGTATATTGCCTGCCACCACGATGCCCGCCTGATCTTTCAGGATGTTGGTGAGCTGACTCTCTGTCACGGCCAGACGGGTGAATATCTGGTCTTCTATCTGTGCTTTCGCCTTAGCATGGGCTATGAGTTCAGCGACGAACTGTCTGTAACTGTTGATGGGTATCATAACGTAAGATTGGGGTTAGCCGTCTGGAAGGAAATCTCTGCCTTCGAGTTGTAGAACATCCTTCGCTGGCGGGTATAGTTCGACTTGGTGATAATGATGTCAATCCACTGGCCTCGCCATAGCAGCTGTGCCTTGCGTGAGGTGAGCAGGTCCTGCCAGGTATCGTATTCGCGCTCCGACCGCAACTGGCCGCTCTGTAGGGTGTATTCTGTGGTCGACGTTACGCCGAAGCGCACACGGCGCCCATACATCATCGACACGTCATCGCTCACCGATGGCTTCTCGGTCATGTAAAGGGCTGTCAGGCTCTCGGGTACGTCGTACCGGTTCAGAAACCTTACGGTTACCAGACTGTCGTCGGGGCGTGGCAGGATGATGCGTTCTATCTCGCTGCCGATATCCATGTAGCTGCCTGCGCCGTAATGGTTGGGGAAGAGCTTCGCTGGGTCGCAGTCGACAGTCGTCACAGTGCCGGCCTCGCCGATGTCCGTTGTTGTGATGGTTCTGCCTGGACGCGACAGTCTGACCGTCACTACGCCGATCACGGTGATGAGCAGCGGTTGTCCTGGATAACAGATGCCGTCGGCCGCCATGGCCAGTACCATCTTCTCCCCGTCGGGGTCGTCGGGGTTCTGCAGGCGCATGGCGTAGATTTCTCTTGATATGGCGGATTCTCCAGTCACGTTGATACCTATCAGGGCGTTGGCATGCGTCTGTACGCCCTCCTTCAGCTCACCATAGAGCGCCGTCGACAGAATCTGCGCCAGTCCTGTGATACGTATTCTGCCTTCGGAGTCGTAGTTGTATGTCTCCTGCAGAATGGATACGCCGTCCTTGGTCAGAGTGAAACTTTTCGACTCGCTCACGCCGTTGATGATGATATCCTCGACGTCGGCTGCGAACTTGGTTCTGAAAGGCGTGTTCATAGGCGGATGAATTTATTGCGTGTGTCATTCTCTGGCATCTGCAGATGAGTGGCGCGTGCCATGCCGTCGGCTTCGTTGCGTAATCGTTTCATCTCGTTGAGCCAATAGGCGTGCTCGTTAGTCAGGTGCTGCAGATATCTGTCTAGCTGGTCCATGGCTGCTGCTTCCTGATGGTTGCCGCCGCCGTTACTCTCGAAGAGTTTCATCATGCCATAGGGCAGTGTCTGCAGGGAGCTGCGACGAGCCATCAGCACCAGCGCGTTCATGGCCACGGCCATCTGTACGGCGTGGCGGGTGTCGTCGTTATTGATTTCAGTGAAACCGTTGCCATAGCTTTTGGCCACAATGCGCTGACTCTCGTCGAGATAAGGTACCAGTCGCATAAAAAGCCAGGGTGAAGGGTCTACACCCGTCAGGTTGGCCAGCATGTCAGCGTCCTTGACGATGAGACCGCTAGTTCGCTTGTACAGGTCGGAACTCTTGAAGACGTCGACGTCCTGAAGGGCTACAAGCATACGGTCGAGGGCACGGTAGTACTCTTCCAGATGCATGCGGTCGTCGCGGGCCAGCTGCCACTCAAATGGACGCGCCTCGTTCTCCTTGTCAATCTTCACCTTGCGTCCGCCGTGTTCGTGTGAGATGTCGTTCAGTCTGTAGAACCTGAGTGTGGCCATGTAGGCAATGGCAGTGCGGCAGGCTTCTGCCGCATCGCTGTCTTTCCCTTCTTTACCCTCCAGCCATTCCATCGTTGACTGACCGATGATGCGGGCCGTCTCCTGTTGCACGGCACTCACAATCGACTGTATCTTCTCGAAGTCGTTGTTGGCGTAGAACGAGCCTGTCAGGTTCCTGAGTTGTTCTGATGTGGTGATAATCATATCTCTTACCTTATTTTACCTTTTTACTTTTTCTTTAGTCTCTGCAGACTGTTGTAGTCAGAGAGCAGCTTCTGCATCACGGTGAGCAGCGGCGTGTGGTCTACGTCCTTCGCTGTGCCGAATACGTGGCTCTCGGCTAGGGTGTGGCAAATCTGAGCCATCGAGCCGGAACCGCTTCCGTTTTCTGCCACGCTTCCGCCAGTATGGAACAGCGGTGCAAAGCTAACCTCCTCGCCCTCGATGATGAAGGTTCCAGTGGTAAGGTACTCGCAGAACCAGGCCAGCCATGCGTAGATACCCCACACTTGCCAGCGTTTCATCGTCTGTCCGCGCAGTTCCTTCTGCTCGAAGCCATCCCAGTCGTAGGGCTGTCGGCGCAGCTGCTGTCGGTGCTGATCATCCTCTGTGGCTTTCGGGCGATACAGAAGGCCTGCCAATACGTTCAGTTCGCGATCAGAAGGGTTGCCCTCGTAACTCTTCAAGATAGCCATAGCCATGCGGAACTCGCCGAACATCAGGTCGGCACCGTGATCCATCGGTCCCAGCCATTCGCGTACCTTGGGTAACAGGTTGCGCGTGTCCTTGTAAATCAGGCTGATAGTGTTGCCCTCGGTATGCCATAGCCATCCGAGGCTCTTGGCCAGCTGTCCCACCAGCAGTATGTAGTTGGGACGGTTCAGTTGCAGCTTCACACCGCGGTTCTTCAGTAGCACGCGTGCCGTTTCGGTCTTGATGTCGAGTTCGGAATAACGTCCGCCATGATCCACCACTTTCTGGCGTATTTTCAGCACCTCGCGCCAGTCATCTGACGTCAGTTCCTCCCATGTGTCGGGCAGTTCAATATATCTCTGTTTCATACAATTACTGTTGGTTGGTCATGCGGTCGCCCGCGCTAACGTTGTCCTCTTTCTGGATGGTCTTGTGGTAGAAACCAAGGAAAAGGTCTTTTTTCTGGGGAAAATTGATGCGTAATGCATCGTTCAGGGCCTCGAGGACAATCTGTTCAGGGATAGTGGTGTCGGCACCGTAGAATATCTTCAGGGCGTAGAGCATCTGAGAGCCAGAGTCGCTCTTGCCGTCGATGATGATATTGGCAAGGGCAGGCGAGAGACCCATGGCGCTTGTGGTGGCACTGTCGGCCATCTTCGAGATATCTTTCTGTGCCTGGATGTATTTGTCGAGGTTCAGTTCGATGGGCTCTATCTTCCATGACTGCTCGTGGCCCATTTCGTCGACGAAGTCTACGCAGGTGAAGAACTTGCCCGCGTTCTGCTTGCCGGCCATTACGTCGGCAATCTGACGGGTGATCTTGTCACGTAGGCTGTCCACCTCACGGGCAATCTGTTCGTCGGTCCACTCTGGATGATCGTTGATGATGGCTGTCTGTTTCTCATTCCAATAGGCCTGTGGCTCGTGAACGATGTAGGCAGCTGCTATCACATTGTCGTTCAGCGCACGCACGATCTCTGCTATGTCGTTGGCATCTTGCATCCAGGGGATGGAGCCGTGGAACGAACTGATGGCGTAGAGGTTACGGCCGAAGCTGCGCAGTGAGTGATACTGCACGGCGGCCTCGTGGGCCGTGGGCTGCCATTTGTCGAAGCGGGGAAATATCTGCAGCTGGCGCCAGCGTTCCATGTCGCCTACGAGTATCTCCTGTATATCGTCGAGCGTAGGTGTGTGGTTTGGATCTGGCCACACAAAGCGGCAGTCCTCAGAAGGCAGACACTTCAGTGAGTGAATCCACGGCTTGCCTATGCGTACGCTCTTACCGCTCTGATACAGGGTGAAGTGGCCGCCCAGGTGCAGGTACTCGGTCAGGGCTTCACGTATATAGCGCTGGTAGTCCCATGAGTCGAGCCACGACTGTATTTCCTCGTCCTGCGTCCATTCGCGCTGCATCTCGTTCTCCTGTACCACGTTTCGGTACAGGTGTACGCCCTGTCCGTAGATCAGACCCAGCTTGCGAGCTAGAATACCGGGGCCGATGTTGTTCCGCTCCAGCAGGTCACGCACCATGCGGGGCATCTGGTCGTCGGGGCCCCAAGGCACCACGCTCACACCGCCAACGCTCTGTGGATCCTTGTCCCACGAACGTCCGCTGAGGTCGAAGAACGAGCTGAGCGACTGTGCGCCGAACCTGCCAGACATACCAATGGCGTAGGTGCCTGTGGCGGTGTCTACCAATGAGAAGCGTCCTGCTCTGTCTATGATTTTTCCGTCGTTATTCATCATTTTTACTGTTTGTTTGTACCGCAAAGATATATAATATGGTGAAAAGCAAAAAGGACAGCGGGCCTCACGGCAGACTGTCCTTCGCAGTAAAAATGTTTTCTTGTAACTATATTGTTATATGATGGGAGTATTTAGTTCTGACGGGTGCGCTCGTTCTCCTCGCCGAGGTGAATCATCAGGTCGCATTGTCGGCGGAGTTCTCGTAGCGCGTCGAGCGAGATGGCCGGAGTGTCCTGATGATTAATCACTACCTGATACTGATATGTCAGACCGTTGTCGGCTGCCTCTGGGGTAGCTTCTATCTGTATGAGTTCCTGTGGTGCTGCCATAATCTTATCCTCCTATGATTGATGTTACGAATATGATGCCGATGGCAAAGGCTACTGCAAGAGTTGCCTGGGCGAAGAGTATGAGCGATGGCACGAGCGCCTTGGCTTTCTGTAGGAGGGCTATTTCTGTACGGTCTACTGCTGATGGCGCTGCCTCGGCAGGCTCCAGCCACTGGATTTCGAGTTGGATTGCTTGTTTCATAACTGTTGCTTTTTTAATGTCTTTACTCTTTTTGCCGTGGCTTCCTTCGGGGTAAAAGGAAGGCGGCTGTCAGTCCCCGTTTGAACACCGATCCATGCTAACTGCTACGAGCTACATTTTTCGCGGAAACTTCCAGCCGCATTTTTCTTGAGTATATGGGCATTAAAAAAGCCCTGCTATGTAAGAGCGGGCGATTACTGCTGCCCGTCGCAGTTTGATAGCATTGCCATCGGTGTTCGGGCGCAAAGATACGACCTTTTTAGTTAGCAAACAAAAAAAAACGTTAACTAATATTAAAGCGCGTATTTTCGTGGCGAAAACGTTTGTTTCGGTGACGAAAAAGCCCCGGTGCATTGCTGCATCGGGGTGATAGGTGCGCCGCAAGCCCAACGGCGACTTGTGTTCAATCCGGCCACATAGAGAAGCCGAGGCTTAGTCGATAGTGTCAGCTGCGCGGCGGATGCGATCGGCAAGGTCGATGAGCGCACCCTTTAACTGGTACCGCTCTTCTACGGTGAAGTCTGTTGGCTTCTTATTGCCGTCAATGCCGTTCAGCTTATGGTATAGCCATGAGCCTGACTTGCCGAAATACTCTCTGGAGATGTCGCCCCAGGATACATGCATCAGGATATCGGCCAAACGGGCCTTGATGGTATCCTGCTGTGTTGGTTTCAATGTCATTACTGCCATAGTCGTTTTGATTTTAAAGAGCCCCACCGCCTTTTGAGTGGCGGGGCTTGTGGTTCATTTTTCAAGTGGTTCCTCGAGTAGGTCTTCAAGCATTCCTCTTAGTGCCCATCTTAGTTTTGGTTCGCCTCTCGGATGACTCCGTTTGTAGTTCCTGACCGTCTCGATGAAATCGAACTCCGATTCTGTTAATTCTACGATTCTTTTCATTTTCTTATGTTGTTTGATTGAACACTGCAAAGATAGTACTTTTATTCGTATTAGCCAAATTATTTAGTACTTTTTTTCGTACTATCCGAAAGATTTAACATTTCAGACGAAGAAAAAGCCTCTGGCGCATCACTGCGGCAGAGGTTTCCAAAATTTCCTGTAACTAAAACCATTAAAAATGAAAATAGACTAACTAAAACAAATCGTATCAACTATTTATTCTTATCCATGGTTTCCGGTATATCGAATAGACTGTTGCTAATATCATGATAAACAGTGTGGCGGCGCCAATCCACATCAGCGACGTCTGCCACCAGTGGAGTTTCTTTTCCACATACTCTGTCACGGGGTAGGGCTGGGGGATTGAATCGGTCGTCGCCACGCGTAGCGTGTCTATTTTCAACCGTTCGTGCCAGCGGTCGCGCCAGTAGGTGGTGGTGATGAATATGGTGTCGCCCGCCTGTTTCTCCTTCACATATACGCTGTCGTGTAGCCAGACAGAGTCGCGTTCTATCTTAGCCTGATAAAGAGTGTCGGTCGTATGCCTGGTTACCACCACATACTCCTTGGATCGGCAGCCAAGCAGCAGCAGTGTCAACAGACAGCAGACCAACAACGTAGGCCAGCAGCCGTAAGCCTGTCCGCCGTCGAAACGATTGAATACGGCCCGATGCAGGCGTATCATCTTGATTTTTTCTATACTTCCCATGTTATCTCCTTTCCCCCGTTACAAACGAGTTTCTTATATCTGATGCCGTCGAGGCGGTTAAGCCAGCCCTTCAGGAATTTTTTCTTAGCACCGGTGGCTATGCGGTGGAAGAAGTCTTCACGCTCATGCCACAGTAGTCTGAACAGCCCCTCCTGGTCGGGACAGGTGTTGATGGCTGCCAGCGTCCTCGGGCCAACGATGCCGTCGATTCTAACCTCAAGTACTCGCTGCGGTATCTTGATGCCGTAGGAACCTGAGTTCCAGGCCCAGTCCACGAGTAGGTTGGCAATGGCCTGCGAGCGTATGTTGTCGGCTTTCCACTTATCCCAGTAGAGCATCTTATAGATATGCAGCCACTCTATATCGGTGATGGTCTTCAGGTCGTCTATGGTACGCTCCTTGCCGAACACGCTGCGATAGGTGGCTATGGTAATGCCTTTGTTGGTGGCACCGCCTGTGTCGCCTGGAACATTACAGAAACCTCCTTCCCAGCTCAGAATGAACGGCTGTAGTATCTCACATCGTGCCATAGCCTCAGTCCTCCATATTCTGCTCGTGGTCGAAATCGCCTATGCGGTCTTTCGCGTCCACGTATTCACCCTTGTCGTTGAAGTCCTTCAGACGTCGGAGCAGCCATGCTGGTACCACGGGCATGATGGCGTTGACGTTCTCCATGATCGAGATGCCCTCGCGCAGGAGCATGAATACACACAGGTATTCGCCAATCCACTGTGTGGAGCCTATCAGATGACCGTTCACGGTGTAGTTGTTTACCAGGTTGCTTAGTATGAGCAGCATGATATAAACGAATATCTTCTTGGCGAACTTGTGCCAGAACTCCTCGCTCGAGATATCCTTATGCATCCAGTGTTTCACTAAGCTGACCAGTGTATCGATGCTGATGGCTACGACAATCCACTTAAAAAACTCCCAGTCTTGGTAGATATACTTCAGAAGGTTGACCACTATGGTCATGGGGAGAGCTCCTGCCAGGGCTGCTAGTGTTTTATAACCCAATGCTGCTATTAATGTCTTGAAATGCATAGTGTAGTGCTTATAATTTTTTAGGCAAAGATATATATAATAAGGTGACGGCAAAAGGACACGATGCCGGTGACGATGCCATTCCAGTCATATTTCCGAGGACTTCTGGATACTGCAATCGCAAATCGACTTGAGGGCGGGCCGGCCTGCAGCGTGCAACGTCATGCATCCTTTTTATATCTCACATCGTGCCATAGCCTTGTTTATGCGGGTTTCGCTTTCTTCGTTGTTGAAAAAAGAGATTAAAAACAGCTATTTTTGCTCAAAAGTTGAGCATTTATCCAAATCTCTTAGATGTTTATTTGGGATCTATCGCCGTTTTTTTGATAGATTTCTGCCATAAATTGGCCCATTCGCGGCGCAATATCAGGTATTTCAGGGCATCGGTAAGGTTGGTGCTCTCCTGAGGCAGACGTGCTGCAGGCAGTCGCTCGCCTCGCTTATCCTTACGGAGCTCTTTACGTCCTGAACGTTTATCTTCTACCACCTTAACAGGCGCATTCTCCATTTCTGTTTTCAGGTTGGGGCAGTTCTGGGCGTCTATCAGTAGTACGAACAGTTGCTTCTGCAGGTCGCGGGCAAACAGCGCGCTGAAGAAGTTATACTCAGTATTAGAATATATGGTGCCCTGGCCTAAGCTCATCAGTTGTACACGCCATCCTGTACGATTACCATCAGCATCATACTCAATGGCCTTCTTTATGCGCTGCATAGCACTGTTACCCACCTTCTGATAGGCATTCATACCGCGATCGTAGTACAGTCGCAGCAGCTTACACTTGTGGTGGTTGAAGTATGCCAGGAACTTATCAGCCAACTGTCGCTCGTTCTCAGGTGGAAGGGTGTAGAGCTCCTTTAGTACACGATATTCGCGGCCCTTCTGCTGGCCAATCAGTAAGCTCTTCATATTTCCATCATCCATACCGCCATCTATAGGGCGGTTAGTATCCAGATATCGCAGGACAGTACAGTCAGGTTCCCAGCCGTAAGGATGCTGTTCAAGCACATCATTACGGGTTCCGTCATGGTAAAAGTCGCGGGATGATAGTGTACAGTAGAATTTCTGATCGGCGGCCAACTTCTGAGGTATCGACAGTAGGTTCGTATCAATACCCTCCAGTCCTGCATCCATCTCTTCCTGGAAGTACTCTTCACCCAGAACATCAGCGTTAATCAGCGTAGATGCCACCATGAAGAGTGTGGTATTGCAGCGCAGATCGTTCCAACGCGCCTCCCAGCGCTTCATATTACGCTCTGTCAGCTGGATGGCTCGCTCACTGCCTGTTTGCAGTGCGCGGGCGTAATCACGCCGGCACTCATTCAGAGCCTGACCGGTTTGCAACAGCAGCTTTATTTTCTCCTTATCCATTAGCTTTGCCAACTTCATTATCCAGGTATATTCGCCTGCATGGTTAGGATTAGGCATGTCAGTGGTGAGACTCAGACTTCGATACCATGGGTTATCGCCATAGCGGGCACGGTAGCCGCGTACGGCCTTACGGATATTGGTAAACTTAGCCTCTGGCCAGTATTTTACCTCATCACCGAATAGGCCAACATACGAACGACCGGCACCTATCGACGGGCGATCGAGTGATACAAAAGTAAAGGTAAAGCCATTATAGAACGTCATCACCTGTTTGTACTTATCGCACACATTATACATCTGACGCTGCCACTCGATGGGGGGTATCTTATCGATGACAAAATGTATATTTTCTTCCCAGCCCAGAAACCTGAGGCCTTCGAGTACAGAGGGTATAACGTTCTGATGTAGATTGGTGTAGGTGTCTGTTACCCACACAAACGGAGCTCCAGGGCATTCCATCACCGCCTGTTGTATGCGCATAGCCTGGAACTGGGTGGTCTTAGCAGATCCACGGCCCAGCACGCCTATAAAATTCTGTGGCATAGTGAGCGCAGCCACCATGGCATACTGATTAATATAGCGGCGATTCACGCCTTCACTCTCCTGTAACTTCATTGGCCAGTTCTGTTGAACTATCAAGCATACTATCGATATCTAGCGGCTTCAAACCTAGCTCCATCTCCAGTCGTTTCTGATGTTTCTTAGGGAGTGTCTTGAAGTATTCTGCCTGAAGGATAGCACGCTTGTCGGTAACAGGTATACCAACATCCTGGGCGTTGGTACCAAAGATGTTTATCTGCTGGTTCATCACACTTGGCGGTATAGCATCTGCATCGCGTTCGCTCAGACGTTTCAGAGATGCAGCCTGTTTGATTATCTTCGTATAAGCTTCGTAATCCTTGGCTGTAGCCTTACTACTCGTTTCACCAGTTTCCTCATCAATATAGATATGTTTTTTCTCCCAGAGACGGGCTGCAGTCAGTAGCTTTTCGAACAGTACATTACGCCACGCTTCGGCGCGCACATAATCGGTAGCATAGAAAAGGTTGATAGCTTCGTAACAGAGGCGTTCAGACACATGGCGCGTACAGTTCCTGTCGGTCTGCAACCATGCCATAGCAGCCGGTTTCCCTTCACGACGGATGATACCGGCCACGGAGAAGAGTATGTCTTCATACTCACTTTCCTCTACGGTAAGCTCGCCCTTCGAGCCAGCAGCTATGTGGTCCTGAAGCTTCAGGAAATGTGAATCCTGGTAGTTACTCATCTAAAAGTCTGTTTATCTCTTGCAACTTCATCTGGTACTCCTGCAATTTCTGCAGACGCTTAGCGTCGAGATGGGGTTTATCACCTTTCTTCATTTCACTATTCACACGCCAGATGTTATTGCGGGTTTTCTCTTGTTCATGCAGCAGTTCTTTTATACTACTTGAACGCAGCTGTGACAGCTGTTTGTAATGGCGGCACAACGGATGTTTACCCAATACCTTCTTATTCTGTTGGTAGTAATCTAGCTCGCGGGCTATCGCCTGGGCATCAAGGTAAGCATCAAGCAGCTGCCCAGTTTTCTTTGACAACTGATCGATATCGGTACAGTCGCGCAGTTGATGGTATAATTCTGTGTACTCATGCCAACGAGTAATACGCTGGGTAACGAGCGCCTGCAGCTCAACAGGTACGTCTGGGCTATTCAGAAATGGCCAACGCTCGCGGAGCTTCGGAGCTGTTTTTTTTATGGGCACGGATTTCACGGGGGAACGCGCAATCCGTGCCTTATTATACTCTATCCTACTGGTAAACCTCATGCTTTAAAGCGACTTTCCAGATAGACAATCAGATCCTCACTCCATGAGTCAGGGCCGATATGCATAAACTTCTTCCACTCAGCATACTTGCTGATAGCCTCGATGCTGGGGTTCTTTGATACAACAGGCAGTACGAATGGATCTGTCTTCCAGTCACCAAGGATAAAAGGTGTAAAGCCTGTAGGTACCGTGCCTGGGAAATAAGAGTCCAGCACATCAATATGTGGCTGTTCTGCCTCTTTGGCTTCCTGTAACAATACCTCCAGCGCCGACTTGTGGACCATGACAGGCATACCAGTATTAGCCGTGATAGTATCACCAACCTTCTTAGCCTTCACTAGAGCAATATCGCTAAGCAGTACAGGATTCAGGATAATCATGTTAGCCGTCATCAGAACGATTCGCTCAGTCTGGATGAAGTCCAGCGATGATATAAGCGTTTCCACATCCAGATCGCCCTTCACTACCTGGATATCAGCATCAACGCCTTTCAAGTTCTGCTTCACGCTACGTACAGCGATATCACCTGCAGAATCCTCAGACACAATCACTATTACCGTTACAGCCTCACATCCTTTACCGTCGGTTGGCGGATTTGTAGCTGCAGGGGCTTCAACAGGTGCAGACGCTTCAATAGGAACTTGCTGCTCTGTTTTAGCGGGGTTCTTGCTTTCATCTTTCTTTGCCATAATAAAAATTGATTTTCAAGTTTTACAATAAGCGGCACTTATCGCGAAATAAGTGCCGCGTATAATAAAGACTGTAGCCTACGAACTACACGCCAGCTGATACTGGGAGTCCCAGGTAGGCGTTGATCTGTGCGTTGTCGGTTACAGGAATCAGACTCTTAGCCATGATACCTACAGGATAGGTGCGCTGCTCAGTCTTCAGCTCAAAGTGGTTGTTATGAGCCTCGTTAGTGTCCTGCTCATTAGCAGCTTGCATCTTTAAAGGAGCGCAGGGAGTGCCGTAGATCTTGGCGCTAGTTGCTCCTGGATCGCAAGGTAGGATGATCGCACCCAGGTTGGCGTTAATATTATTAGCCTTGAACTCAGCTACAGCCAGTTCGGTACCAGGATGGTCGGCATTCACATGATGAAGGAATCCACGAGCGTAGCTGTCGCCATCTGCTTCGTCGCCTGCATCAATAGTAGCCTCGTTCACAAACATACCGATAGGTGTTACATCGGTATTCAGCTCGAAGGCAGTTACCGTTACACCCTTCTCATCGCGGGTGTAGGTCTTAACCTGGTCGAAGTCGAACAGGATCAACACATTCTTCTTACCCTCTGGCATTCCAGGATTGGCGCCCTGCTTGGGTACACTTACCATGCTATATTCTGCCATATTCTTAGATATTTAGATAATTAAACTTAGATATTCAGATAATTAAACACTAAATGGTGGGGGCATTATATGCCCTCACCTGATACTGTCAGCGTGTAGCTGTCGCTACCAGCGTTGTAATCCTCGTCACCAGCAAAGGCTGCTGTGATAACGGTCTCACCAGCTGCTACAAGAGTTACCTCACCGGTATCCTCGTTAACGGTAGCAACACCTGTATCGCTTGAAGAGTACTTCAGAGCTTTACCGCTCGGAGTGATTGTAGCCACTGGGCTTGTAAACTCCTGACCAACGGTAGCCGATGCAGTAGCACTAGCGAAAGCAACTGTTACATTACTCTTGGTGCCTGGTGCTGGCTCTGGGTCGGTCTCAGGATCTTCCTCTGGCTCCACTTCGGCATACTCAGGAGAGATGTATGCAAAGATAGCTTCGGCCATCCAGAAGCCTGCGCCTTCCCACCACTCGCCGAAGATCTTGACCATATAATCCTGCTCCTGGAAGCGAAGAACCAGGTTCTGTGGATTATGGCTCATCAGGTGCTTGAAGTTCTCCTTTGGAGTGATAAAGAAGCAACCGGTACCGCGCATACCCTCACACTCACCGAACTCGAAGTTCGAGAAGTCGATGTCGTTCTTATGGGTACCATCCTGGTTCTTCAACCACTTGTACTCCTCCAGGTACTCGCGACGATAAGCGTCGGCCAGAACTGGATCGATGTGAACCTTCATCTTCTTCTTAGCATAGAGAGGATACTTATCACTCACCTCCTTAACGGCAGCGTCGATAATGGCGCGTACATTCTTCTCGTCAGGATTAATCTGCTTACCCTTCTGCAGCCAACGTACGCCAGAGAGCTTGGTGGTATCCTCCTGCTCGTAGTCGGCTACGAACTTAGCCACCAGCTGGGTCAGATAGCCATCCATACTGTTCAGAGGTGAAGAAGCAGAGTACTCACCATTGCCATCGGGCTCGTTCTCAACAAACTTACCAACAGCCAAAGCCTGCTCGCGCTCCTCATCGAGCTTGGGGAAGATAAGCTCCTTCAGGATGTAGCGTACAACTGGCATACTCTGCATCTGCGAGGTCTGCTCGTCGTACATGTAGCCCAAAATGCTCTCCATAATGTCGCTGGGGATGATGGGCACGTTGATCTTACACTTGAAGTTCTTGATGGTAAGAGGATGGAACTTAGCAGCACCAGATGGAGTCCAAGCGGGAACAAACTGCTGCAGTACCGAACCAACTACGCTGGCCTGATTGGCGCGAACCTCAGTCTTGTCGGTAATAATGGTGCTCATGAACTGAGTACTCTCTGTAACGCCGAACAGACCCTTCAGGATCTCCAGACGGTTGCTGTCCACATACTTACCGAACTCCTTCTTCAGCTCCTGGGTGTCGATGGTGCTGTTTCCACTATAGGCAGCGTTCACCTTACCCTGCATGAAGTCAACCAGGAAACGGTTGTGTTTCAGCGAGAGATCGACACCGGCCTTGATGGCAGCCTGCTCAAGGGCGGACACCTCAACCTGGGTTCCGTGGTCGTCGGCAGCCTGTTTCTCCAATTTGGAGATGGTAGCCTTGAACCCATCCTCGGCCCGCTTCAGCTGTTTGATCTGATCGCGCAACTGACCAACTTCCTTACGGCTGGCGTCAAGTTCCAGACGCTCCTCGGCAGTCAGCGGGGTAACCTCGGCTGCCGACCCATTATACTTAGCCAGATCAGCAGAGAAACCCTCTACGAACTGCTGGCCGTACTTCTCAGACAACAGATTCTTCTGCTCGTCGGTGAGGAAAAGCTTGCCGTTGTCGTCCTTTGCGAAATTCTGGATGCCGAGGACGCTCATCACCCAACCGGCTACCATCTTGAATTCTTTCTTCATAACTAAACAAATAATTAAAAACAAAAAGATTATGACTAATTACATTTCTGCTGCATAGCGTGAGAGACTCATGTCGGCGGCCAGACGGCGAACAAGGGCCGTCGCCTCGCTGGCGTTGCCGATCTGGTCGATTAATCCATGGGTGAGTGCGTCCTGTGCAAAGAACGTGCGACCGTTGAGAATACCGTCAACCTTCTGGTCGAGGTTCTTACGGTTGCTCTTCACGGCTTCCTGAAACTGGCGGGCCAGCGGGTCAAGCTGCTCAGTCTTGATCAGGTCATATTCACCCTTGCGTGCTGCCTCGAAGGGGGCGTTCTTATAGCCGGAAAGGCTTGAGTAGATGGTATGGATCTTGATGCCATTATCGTCATAGTATTTGGCATAGTCTGCGAACTGCATCATAACGCCAATGGATCCGAACTCTGCAGAGATGGAGTTGTCGGCTACAATCTTGTCGCAGTGGCATGCCACATAATAGGCTGCAGAGGCGCACAGGTCGCAGCTGGCAACGATGGGCTTACCCTTCGACTGTGAGTATCTGATAGCCTCCAGCATCGGTGCAATGGCGTCAACGGCGCCGCCACCTGAGTCGATATCCAGGCGGATGCCGATGATGTTCTTGGCGTCGGCGGCCTCACGAATCACAGCTGCTATCTCCTCGGTACCATACGAACACATGGTTCCTTCTTTCAGCATGTCGCCGCGCAGGAGAATTACGGCCACAGAGTCCTTGGGCGCCTTGGCGAACTGGTTGTCCTGAGCATGACCAGCAGTGATCTGACGGGCGATGGGCTGCTTGTCGTTCAGCTTAATGGCGTCCATACCCGTGATATCGTGCTCCAGGAACTTGTCTATCAACACAGCCTGGGCATCAATGCGGCGCACATCGATGAAGAACGGCTTGTTGAGAATGGTGTAGTATAACGTTGAAAATGCCATAGCTCTTAAATATCTTTTGGTGCAAAGATAATACACCTTATTATATACACGAAAGACCCGAAACAGGATGCTGAAGGGCTATTTCGATGCATTATGGCTAGCGAGCGTCTTTCTGAAATAGCTGAGAATGTAATATCCAGTCACCGCGGCAGAGCATTTTCATATTCCAACAAGGGAGGAGGTAATCAGCGAGGTCATAGGGAAACCCTGAAGGGGTGAAAAATGTAAAGGACAAACCACCCCCCTAAATCTCGCCCAAAAAACGTTAAAAATGGCGATTTTTCTTTTTCTTCGATTTTTTGATGCCCAAAAACACCCTCATTGAAGCTTCGTGGCGCTGAAGATTCTTTAGTAACGTCTCATTGCAGTCGATGCCAAGACCATAGCGACGGATGAAGGCGTCAACGGCATCCTTACGGGTAGAACCGCCAGCAACGAGCTCCTCACACCAGTGGTGGAACTCCCAGTTAAACAACCGGCGGAGTGACCGTTCAATAAGTCTGGCATTGTGTGGGCTGATATAGTTCCAGTACTCGGGGTGCTTGGATGGTACCGTTCGGCGGAACGGCAGCCAGATGGTTAGGTTGGGCTCCTCGGGCAGCTGGGCGCCCCGCGGACGGCGCTCCATCAGTTGCCACACACAGTGATAGAGGTCGAAGGTATCTGGAATCTTGATACCCCCAGTCTTGGAATCGATTTCGAACTTGGCTCTGGCATAGGTGGCCAGATAAGGCTCTACGCGGATGCTGCAGACGCGGCGAACGGAATATTGCTGATGTTCCATTAGGCTTTTTGTGGTTATTAGTGCTGCAAAGATACTGATTTTCAACGAGAAAAACTCAAATATTCACGCAAAAATGCGATTTCTTGTGTTTTTTTTCTTATGCGGGCGACATAGTGGGGGAATCTGATGTTCCTCTTAGGAGAGGGTATTCTTTTTTTTTCTGTTATGTGGTTTTTTAGCGGTTTTTTCTGTATGTTTTGTATATGACTGTATCTGATTGACGGAAATGCCGATAAATAGGGGCTTTTGAAGCGATGCGGCGTATACAATCCGACCTGTAAAGCAGTTTGTATTCCCCCCATCCCTTCTGTATTGGCCGTAAAGGCCGTTACTTTTCGTTAAAATTTGTAAATGGGATTTTTACAACTTTTATACAAATATACAGAAATACATTTCTGTTATACAGATTGAAAATGTATATCTGTATACAAAAAAACATAGCGCAAACCCCGATTAACAAAGGATTTTTTCACGTTTCGCAAATTGGAATATACAGATATACAGACGAAAAGCTAGTTTAGAAAAAAGGGAAAGGGGAAAAGGTAACGGAAAAACCGGGCGAAAATGGCACGAAAAAACGGCCGCCGCATTCGTATTTAGAATGTCGGTGGCCGCTCGCCAAGCGCCTTGAGAGGTGATAGAAAAGAAATGTTATTTGGCTCCAGGACCCCAGGCGTCCTGCATCGACTGTTTCAGACGCTTCTCCTCTTCGACGGTGCGCAGATGGAGCATCTCTTCCTGAACCAGTTCGCCATTAGTCGCGTCGCGGCAGGTTCGGATGTTACGGCCTTGCGTATTGAGCACATCGGCGGGGTTGAGAGCATAAATCCATGAGGCCCATTTGGCGAATGCCTTAAGGCGACCGGTAAAGCGCCTCATGGCGTCCTTCGTTCCCGGGCAGTCCTTCAGGTATGTCTCGTAGACGTTCTTGCGCACTAGCTGGCGGTTCACGTTAGGACCGTCTGGAGCAAAGAATGTCGATGCCCACTCCTCGAACTGCGGCCCCATTTCAGTCTTCAGCTTGCGCTGGATGATATTCTGCATTGGTGGTAGTATCTTGATGGGTTTATTGGCAATGGAGAGGTAGAATTGCTCGCACTGCATCAGCAGATTCAGATCGGCGTTCCACTCTTCTTCGGTATACATCGAGTCGAAGAGGTTCTTTTGGAAGTCGTCGTAGATGGTACGGCTTTCCTGGTAGCCGAAAGGATTCTCGGCGGTACACTGGTGATAATAGTCTGAGAATGTCACGTAGAGCATACGGGCGTCGCTGGAGGCGTCGAAATCGCCTGGAACGTAATTGGTCGAGAATAGAAACTTCGGCGAGTCGCTGAAGGGAATGGTGAAGGGCGTGAGGCCTTTGGGGTTGACGCGCATATCGCCGCTGATAAGGTTGTAGAAGTCTTTAACGCTAGTGTACTGGTTGATATCCTCGACGCGCACCAGTCGGGTGTAGCGGGTTACATCGGAAAGGGCGTGGGTATCTTTCTGGAGGTCGAGAACTTTACCGTCAAGGGTGGTAATATCGAGGTGTAGTAACTGCTTCAAAGCCTCGGTGAAGAATGACTTACCGGAACGGCCGTTAGCTTCGTTGGTCTCGGCTATGCGATTATCCATCAGGAAGGCGGCCCATGTGCGCGATGGACTCTTATATGCGTGCAGCAGGTAGCCGAGGGTGAAGAGTTTATTGACCAGGCATTGCGCCTGTTCCTCGTGCTGCTGTTCGGTAAGGCCTTCACCTGCTATATCGAAGGGATGCATCTCGTGATAGGCACGCTGGGCGTCTGGAGATCCAGGGAACTGCTCCTCTATCTCCTGACGCCAGTAGAGGCGTGAGGTGTTGATGAGATAGCCGAAGAGATGGCTTGATCTGGAATCTGTGACTTTGAGCGTGAAGCGGGGCGTGCGGCCGTCATCCATCGTTTCGCCCGGAAGCCATTCGATATTGAACATCGGTGGAAGCTTGCGGAAGTCGTGGGGGATGACAGTCTGGCTCCACACACAGGTATCGAGAGCATGGTCGCGGTAGAGATGGAGATCGTAGCCATTCCCATGGCAGTGTACCAGACCGTTTCGGAAATAGAAGTCTTGGGTGAGTATGGTATGGTCAGAGAAATCGGGATCGACGGTGGTGAGGGCGCTGAGATAGGCGGGTGTGAAGGCTACGTCAGTCAGAATCAGATTCCTTACGCCATGTTCCAGGCGAATTAGCGTGTCTTGGCGCAGCGTCTCGTTAGGACGATCGGGGTCTTTGGTACCCATGGCCCAGAGCCGCACGAAGTCGCGTACGTCGCGGGGGTGCTTCCTGTACACAATATTATCCTTCACGCGTACCAGCTGGGGTTCTGTGTCGTTGTCGTCGCGCAAAACGGCAAAGCCATGTAGCCGGAGAAACTGGTGCAGACATGTAGCATCGATCCTGTGGCGTCGCTCGCCGCTCTTCTCGCTGGTCTTCGTGACCCAGAACTTTGCCTCGACGGCGCGGTCCATCAGATCAAAGTAGTCGGCCATGGTGGGGAAATACTGGCACCAGTCGCGGAAGTCTTTCGACGGCCGCCCGCGATTGTCCTTCATCTCCTTCAGACTGTCGGGCAGCCAGCAGGTCTTCATCTCCATGTACTTCAGTGCTTGGGCAGAGCCGCGACTGATGCCTGTCGCGTCGAGGTCTGGGATATTAACCAACTCACCGGCATAACGGATGATTGTAATGTAGTCCTGCTGGTCGAGACGGGCTGTCTCAGAGTTGAGCCATACGGGGCAGTCGCCACGAGCGGCCACACAGAGGGCGTCGCGTTCGCCGCTGCAGAGAACAGCGCGATAGTAGCGTGTAACACCGCGGTCGGCACCAGGACGGGGAATATCGCACAGCTTCTTTGTTTCCCAGTTCTCATCGAAGGCACGCTGATCCTTATTCAGCTGCTCATGAGCCTTACGGAGTTCTGCCAGGCCGTTGATGTAGTTGGCAGGCTTCGCACCATCAGGGAAATACATGAAACGCCATTTTTTGTCGGGCTCATAAGGACGGTATACCTTATAGAAACGGTCCGGTTTGCCGTCTTCAGGATGATCGACGAAACACTCACGCAGGAAGATTGGAAACGACTCATTCGAGTGAAATTCCTTGATGCGACGGTCTTTAACCTTACCGAGCCACTCTAAGGCATGCCAGTGGAGACGTTTGCAGGTGTCGCGTGTCACCATGGGACCGAGAATCTTTAGTTCACGGTCGGTGAACTCACGGATTTCGTAGTACCATTGCCCTTCGTGCTCATCCTCGGTGGCAGCACGTTCCACCACACGGGCGAAGTTCTTGTCCGGGGAAAGCTCATCACGAATACCGAACTCCTGGGCGATGGCCAAAACGGCAGCGCCAAAACGGCTTCTGTCCCAGCCGTGTACGCGCATCCACGCGTCAATGGCGTTAAGGTCTTCGTCGTCTCCACCGAAGTCATGTACCACCCAGAGGCCAGCCTTGTTCTGACGGATGGTGGCCGATGGCGTTTTTTCGGAAAGGCGCATTTTGAACTGTTTGTTTTTGTTGTTCACACAGTCTTTGGCCTGCGGATAGAGGTCTAAAAGAATGTCGAGACCTTGCCTGGTCTCTTCCATCACGCGTTCTTTGTCGATCATATCTTGTTTATTTCTTTTCTGGTTGCAAATATAGTAAGTTATATCGGGCTGGGAAAGTACGTATCGGTATATACAGTTTTACGGTTTCTACATTCTGATGAGATGGTTTTTATGAGGGTGAGAAAGGGAGAAATCCTTCGTGTATTGCCGGTTCAACCCTCAGTCGCGTCCAGACGGACTTCCTATGGTTGGTCTGTGCCATCTGATCGCGCAACTGTTGGGCTCGCACCAGATCGTAGACTCTGGAACATACACCGCGCTCACCAGTGAGACGGTTGATACCTGTCACAACATATTTCATAATTCAAATCGGATTTTACTCTATCGGCAGCCATACGTCGTCAGCTTTTTCGTTGTCATCATGGAATACCTGGGCATCTTCCAATCGTTGCCATAGCATCTTCTTGCCGGTTGCCATAGCGAAAGAGTGTTCTGATTGAGCACCTGGCGACTTTTCCCAGTCGTCAAGGAAATAAATGGCATCCTTTAGCGACAGTGCCATCAGATTACGCAATAGCACATAGTCATGGAATGGGATTCTGTTTGCAGGTATTCCATCAGGCTCATACGATTGAGTCTCATACCCTCTCTTCAGTTCGCGCTGCCAACGATCGTCCGTTGGGTCAAATATTTCGGTAAAACGCCCCGTGGCCATCAGCATCTCCTTGGCCTTGGCGAACTTCTGGCGAGTAGCCTCGCTAATCACCTCTTCACCGATCTTTCCACTGATATATATCCTCATAATATACTTCGTTTTTAACTTTCTCCTATTTTATCTTTTCTTTTTAAAGTAGAATCCTGTTCCTTCATCCGGAGAGTCGCAACCAAGCAGACAAGGAACTGCAGCATTGTACAGGAACTTTCCACACTGCTTTACCAAATCGCAGAAATGATAACAGATATCACTTCTCAGATGTGAGCTAGATAGTTTCTGTTCACCTAGATCACAAAGCTCGTAGATCTCGCCATTGATGTTGATTGATAGCTGCTTCATCTGAGATTGAAATCCAAGTCGAAGCCGTTGTCTCGGCGATAGTCCAGGTATTCAGGATAACGCGGCTCACATACGCCTTCCAGTTCATGGTTCAGCTCGATACTGAACCCGCGGCCGTTACTGTCCCACATTAGGAACGTACTTTCTCCCATGCGGCCATATACGGCAACTACCTGACCGTTAATGCCGTGGGAGTACTTTGTAATCTCCAACCCATTTACACTCAGCGCCTCGATGGCCGTCTTAAAATCTTCTGTCTTCATAATGCCATGTTCATATTTTGTTTTATAGTTGTCGATAAAATAGGCGGCTCTCGCGAGAGGCCTATGGTTTGAACTTTTTTGAATTCTTTGAAAAAGGGTACCGCTGTACCCTTCGCATACAATCATAAACCGTGATATTTAAAGTCGATTATGTAACTAAATGCACTATTCCGGAAACAGTTCCTCAACGGGTATGTTCAGCAGGCCGCTGATAGTCTTCTTTGTCAGCATATCTGGCTGACGCTCACCGTTAATCCAGGCGTATACCGCCGTTTTGTTCTTGCAAGTGGCAGCGGCGATTTTCTCTATCATCTCGCTCCGCTCACTCTTCCCTGGATTCGGGGAAAGAGTTTTCATGTACTCACTAAATACCATCTTTCTAATTTTTTTCGTTAAAACCTTTGTTGTTTAATGATAAATTGCTAATTTTGTAGCAGAAATATTAATTCATGGCGCAAATATATAGATTCCTCGTGAAATAACAAAGATTTCTCGTGAAATTCTTATCGTTTCTCGCTATATTTAACTTTTGTTATAAAAATGGACCAACTAAAGTCGGTAAATGACCGCATTAAGTATATGATAGAGCACGAGGGGCATACTGTCAGTTCTTTCGCACGAAAGTGTGGTGTAGCTGATAGTACAATCCGAAGCTATATGACTGAAGGTCGTAAGCCTAATTATGATCTTATCGTCACGATGATAAAAGCCATCAATCAACCCTGGTGCGATGCAAACTGGCTTGTAATGGGAGGGCAGTCTGCCTCAGAGAATCAGGACGCTAAGAAACTCTTGAAGATTGTCGCCGAACAGCAGCGTACCATTGAAGAGCAACGCAAGCGCATCGATGCGCTCACCGATAAACTTCTGGAGGACAAATAGCAGACATCCCGACTTGTGTCCTGATGAAGCTTATATATCGATATATAAACATTTCCCAAAAGTGGGACAAAATCAGGACACTACATAATATTAATTTTCAGGCTCTTAGCGTGTTCTATATTCCGAGCAAGCACCGTTCCTGCCTCCGCAACAAGAGAGGGATGCAAGCTGAAAAGCTTGCATTTTTTATTTTCATCCAGACAGTTAAGAAAGAGGAGGGGAGAAAAAAATATCCGATCGTCAGGTTTTGCCCTTGACAATCGGATTATCAGTCTTGCAAATAGTTCTCGTTATACAAACGACTGCGAAGTTTTCTGTATCCTTACTTCATTCGTGCCAATACTTTCTTATAGTACCTGTTGGTAGCTTTGACACTGTACTTAACACCACCATTCCATGAACGTATAGCTTTCTCAATGCTATTTTCAGGGTTGAAGTACTTCTGAATTAAGAGGAACATCTCCTTTGACTTCTCGACACTATAACGGTCGTCCATCGTGTAGCGCTTCTTACTCTTTTGCTTTTTCAGAATCTCATTACATTCTCTTACAAGTATCGGAGTAATCTGCATCGCGCCTACTGAGTTCCCACTCACGGCTCTGGGATTTCCTTCGCTTTCTACTTGAATAATCGCATCCATTACTGGATTCCAGTCAAAACTTGATGATTTTGTGTTCTTGTTGCCGCTGCTAGATGCAAAAGCTGTAAAACTTGTCATCATAAGAACCATCAAGCTGACACTTGCCTTTTTAATTAGTTGATTCATATTCTCTATACTTTAGGCGGACTCTTGCGAGACCCGCGTTATCCTTTAGATTTCTTACTCAAACTAACGACGTCGCGTCGTATTTCGGGGGCAAAGGTACAAATAATCAGGCAGTTAGCCAAATATTTTTGGCTTTTTTAATAAATCGCGAGTATGCGCTTAATCTATGTCAAGAGGGTAAAATCAGTCTAAATCGACTACTGTAATGCCTGCTCCACCAAACTGGACATGCTCGTCGCGGAAGTGTGAAACGTTGGGAATCGTGCCTAAATATTGGCGTATCAACTGGCGCAATACGCCCGTTCCCGTGCCATGCAGAATTCTTACTCTCGACATGCCTACGAGTATGGCATCGTCGATAAAGTAGGTCACGGCATTGATGGCTTCATCGCCTCGCATACCACGAACGTCAAGATCCTGATGGAAATTCATCTTTCGATTGTCTATCACGTCGCGTGTGTCTCGTGATACGGTGGCGTATGATCCCGCAATATTATTGTTGCGCTCTTCTGCCTTGGTTGTATGTTGTTTGGGTTTCTCTGCGTGTTCCAGACGATCAGCACGCATCTTTGTTTTCATACCACCAAAGATGACGGTAGCCATTTTGCCATCAACGGATTCTACTTCACCAACAGACGAGAGTCCTTTGATTCTTACAGTGTCGCCAGCTACTATAGGTTTGTTATCCTCGACTTTTGCTTTTGGGGCTGGTGCAGATACGGGACTGTCAGCCTTGTTGGCTTTCTCTTGCTTACGCTTTTCTCTACGTTCCTTGCGCTCCTGTATCTGACGGATCTTGCGGGCTATTGCTTCGTCGTTGTCTTTCGTGTCAATATCTGTCAGTTCCTCTTTAAAGGCGTTCAGCTCTTCGCGCACCAGTCGTGTGCGCTCTTTCTCAGCTTGTGCTTCCTTGATCTCACGAATGGCGTTTTCGATTTTCTTGTTGCTTTCCCTCAGTAGTTCTTCTGCTTGCTCCTTAGCCTTGCGCAGTATTTCCTTACGCTGGCGTTCAATCTCATTAAGTTCGTCTTCGTAACGGTTGATCTTATTCTCCAGCGATTTCTCGTGCTGATGTATGGTTTGGCGTTTGCCTTCCCAGTAGCGTTTATCGCGCACGATATCTTGCAGATACTTGTCGCTTTGGATGTAATCTGAGCCTACGATGTCTGAGGCTTCGCGGATTACCTCTTCAGGAATGCCTGTTTTTCGAGCTATTTCGATGGCGAATGAAGAACCGGGCTGTCCAATGGCTAACTGGAAGAGTGCTTGCATCTCATGACGGTCATACAGCATGGCGCCATTTACAACTCCAGGATGATCCTCTGCAAAATGTTTCAGATTCTGGTAATGAGTGGTTATCACGCCAAACGTCTGTTTTTTCCAGAACTGGTTCAGCATGGCTTCTGCGATGGCGCCACCAATGGTAGGTTCAGTACCACTACCGAACTCGTCTATCAATAGCAGCGACTGGCCATTGGCCTGTTTCATCATCTGCTTCATGTTCATCAGGTGGCTTGAGTAGGTCGAGAGATCGTTCTCAATGCTCTGTTCGTCGCCTATGTCTATAAGGATGTGTTTGAAAATACCACATGTAGAACGGTCGCCAATGGGTATGGGAAGGCCGCATTGCAACATATATTGTAGCAATCCTGTGGTCTTCAGGCATACAGACTTGCCACCAGCATTCGGACCAGAGATAATCAATATGCGCTTTTGCTGTGTCAGGGTGATGTCGAGCGGAACCACTTGTTTCCCTTGTTTTTCGAGCGAAAGCTGCAAGAGTGGATGTATGGCGCGGATCCAGTCTATGTGGGGCTTGTTCTCTACCATTGGCTCAAAGGCCTTTGTCAGTCGTGCCCACTCGGCCTTGGCTTGTATCAGGTCTATCAGAGCCAGAAACTGGTATGAGTCAAGGATATCTTTCACATGAGGGCGTACCTCATCGGTAAATACGGTCAGGATTCTGATTACCTCCCTTCTTTCCTCAGCTTCCAGCTGGCGCACCTTGTTATTAGCCTCAACCACCTCTGTTGGCTCAATGAATACCGTTTTTCCAGTAGCCGATTCGTCGTGTACGATACCGCTTATTCTGCGTTTAATCGATGGAGCCACAGGTATTACCAGTCTGCCGTCGCGCATGGTGGGGGCGGCATCCTTGTCGACCAATCCGTCTTTCTGGGCACTGTGTAATATACTATATAATGTACGCGAGATGCTACCCTGAGTCTTTTCCAACTCATGACGTATGCTTGCCAGCGTCATCGAGGCCGAATCCTTGATTTTTCCGAATTTGTCGAGTATGGAGTCTATCCTGCGTATCATTGCGGGGAAGGTCATTACGCCCTCTGTCAGTCTGTGCAAGGCAGGGTAGGGGTATCTCATCTCTCCGCTAGCCGACTCTTCTGCTCCCTGTTCCAGATAGTTCACCATGCTGACGATAGTGCCCAGTGAGCGACGCAAGTCCCATACCTCGTCTTCCTCCAAGTGAGTACCCTCCATACGTATTCTGGTCACAGCAGCCCTTACATCGAAGAAATACTGCATGGGGAGATCGTCTTTTTCTTCCTTCAGCCTGCGGAATTCTCTTACCTGTGTCTGCCATTCGTTGATGGCATCACAATCAGTAGAGAAAGCCATCTCGTCAACTTTCTCCTTGCCTAAGGTGCTCAGGCAACGCTCTTTCAGCAGCCTTCTTATCTCATCGAAACCGAGCTTGTGCTCAAAATTGCTAGGGTAAATCACGCTGCAAAGGTACGAATAAGCGAGCGATTATCCAAATTTATTCGGGAAAATCCGAGCGAGAGTGCCTTCTAACCATGCTCAAAGGTGCGAATTTTAAGCTGGAGATGCAAAAAGTTGCCGAAAAATTTGTTTGTTCCGAAAAAAACATGTACCTTTGCACCCGCTTTCGAGACAATCAGAGCACTGGAGAGATGGTAGAGTGGTCGATTACAGTAGTCTTGAAAACTACCGTACCGAGAGGTACCGGGGGTTCGAATCCCTCTCTCTCCGCCAAATAGCACAAATGGGAACCTTACGGGTTCCCATTTTTAGTATCTGATTACCAGCACCTTATTAGTTTAACCCGCTGAAAGCGAGGCTAATAAGGGGATGGACACCGCTGAAAATGCATACGGCATCATGGTTGGTCTTACGACATCATAAAGCCTAAATGTATTACAGGATGTATTACAACCCCGACCGACAAAATAGAATTGTAATACATTTAATGATTATTATATGAATAAGACACCATTAGTAGAATTTGTGTACAACAGACACAAGACGGCTTCGGCCACAAAAGAGGCAGCAGTTGAGCTGCGAGTTACTTTCGAAAGAAAGCAGAAGTATATGACTACGGGCGTCAGGCTCCTTCCGAAGCAGTGGCACCGTGGTACAGTAACTAACCGCGTTGATGCTATCCAGTTGAACCAGACACTGGAGAAGCTGATGATTGATGTGCGACAGGTCGTTGTCAACATGATGACCGAAGGTAGCATCGACATCTTCACCATTCCAGACAGGCTGAAACGATTGAGGTCTGGCAACATCAACTTTCTTGATTTCTGTGATAAGCGAATGAAGATCCGTCAGTATGGCAAAGCCGAAGACAGCCAGGAACGCTACACCCGATTCATGAAGTTCTTCAGAGGCTGGGGAAAGATTGCGGAATTCGAGGACATCACCGACCTGAACATCATCGCTCTTGACGAACATCTGGCTGCGAGAGGTTTGAAACCCTACTCGAAGTGGAACAACTACCATCGTTTCCTCAATTCCTTCATTCTTGATGCTATTGATGAAGGCTACATCAAACGCAATCCCTACAAGTGGGTGCGCATTGAGAAGGAAAAGTCGAAGGGGGGCATTGGCAAATACCTCTCACCCCAGGAGTTTGCCACTGTGAGAGACATGGAACTACCAACAGAAAGTCTTCAACGAGTAAGAGACTTGTTCGTGTTCCAGACCTACACATGCCTTTCCTATGTTGACCTGAGTACATTCGATGCTGAAAAGATTGAGAAAGTCAAGGGTATGAAAGTATATATAGGTACGCGTGCAAAGACAAGCCAGACCTTTACCATTCCACTTTTGAAGCCAGCACTTGCCATTTTGAAGAAGTACAATAACCACCTTCCTATTATAAGTAATGTGAAATATAACGAGTACTTGAAGGTGGTGGCTCAGAATGCGAGTATTGACAAACCCGTGAGCTCGCACTGGGCCCGTCATACCGGAGCCACTTTGCTTCTTAATAGTGGTGATGTCCCTATGAATATTGTGCAGCACATCCTTGGACATGCATCTCAACGTATGACGGAACAGGTATATGCCAAACGCCTCGACGAGTCCATTGTAGATGCTATGGCTAAGATAGATGGCAAAATTTAACTCTCGTTTCATCTCTGAATTAAGGTTTATAGTTACCATTCCTTTTTAATCCAAGAACGTCCCTATCTGGCGTTCTTGGATTTTTTTATACTTATTTGAGATCTTATATTTTTCGTGAAGTGTTAATTCACGAATAGAAATTTTCAGAAGTAGCCTATGTCTGAGATATTCACTTATTTTGCAGCAAAAATTAAAAAACATAATATACAATGGACATTTTTAAAATAGATCAGACCTCTATCGATGCTATAGCCTACAAGGCAGCAAAGATAGTTGTGAGTGAGTTAAAAAAGTGTGAGGAGCCTCAATTAGAGATGGTGCCTGTAAGTGTTGCTGCGAAAATACTCGGAATATCCGAAGATCACATGCGGCGTATTAAGGACAAGTTCCCTCATATCAAGAATGGCAACAACAAGCAAGGACGTTTGCTGTTCGTTAGAGATGCGTTATTGAAAGAATATGCGAAATAAAAGACGCATAAACCTTATTTGTTGATAATTTTTAATTCTGTACAAAAATGACAAAATATTTTGATTTCGTCCTGACCGAGAGTCAGGTTGATTTTCTTGCCGAGAGCAAGAATGGTGTTAATATTATGAAGGTGCTGACTGTGTTGTTAAAACACACATGTACTGATAATGGTTACAATTATGCCAGACCAGGATGGAATTCTTATTTACATTCAGGTCAGACATTAATATCCGATGCAGACCTTGCTGAATTCTGTAATTGTGATGTTGAAACCGTCTCTGACATTATCAGAATGTTGAATAATTCGGGTCTAATATCGACAATGTCTAACAGCTCTGTCAGTATTCATACATTGCTGTTTCTTGATGAGATTCATGACAAGGGGAAGACTGTTTTCAATTCCAGATGTCAAGATCAAAGACTGCGTGAAGAAGAGAGTATTTATCAGACCCAGATGGCATTGAAATATGCGGAAGTCAAAGTTGATAACATACCGCAGAATAATGCAAGCCACGGTCAGGAAAAGGCCTTCGAATGCCTGAGACGAATTAAGGAACTTGATAACAACCTCAGTATTCGTGACGAGGTAAAAGACAACTTGCACGAAATGGGAGACAAATAGACTTAATGGCAGTCCCTTGCGGGCAAAGCGATTTAGCTTTGAGCGTAAACACTACACCGAGCATCTCAGCCTAAGTGTAGATTGTCCGACGGCTTTTCAAACCGTTGTTGCAAGAGGTACCAATGTCGGACGAAAACGGCAATAGCCGCTTTGTCCATCCAATGGATTCTCGAATGCTCGCAAGCTCGCATTGGACTGCCCCACAGCACAAAAACGAAACTTGTTTTACGATATGAGAAAGCGTATAATTCAGAGGAAGCCCCCGAGGCTTCATCATATTGACTACCGTGTCAATGACATCGAAGATGTCCAGATAGCTGAGAAGGCCGCTATGTGTGGACTTACTAAAGGCGACTACAGCCGCAGGTGTGCGCTCTGCCATGAGCCGAAGCTACATCTGACGGACAGTGAGATTGAAGCGTATAACCAACTGGCAGATGCTCGTGGCGATATGGTGCATGTCCGTAATGCCCTAAAAGGCAAAACGCAGGAACAAATCAGATGCTACTTTGATGACGATGACTTCATGCGTCAGTGGGTAAGAGCAATCACCAGAGTCATTGCCCAGTGGGATGAAATCCTTAATAAAATGAGAGATTAGTATGAACTTGAACTATAGAATATATGGTAGCATTAGCTGACGTAATCACGCACGGTTGTAATGCGGTACGCTACTCCGTGGATAAAGAGAAGAGTGAGGTGGTGATGGTTCACTGCTTGCCCGAGAACATCACTCCCTCTTCAATGTGGGATAGAATGCTCATCCTTCAACAGAAGTATCGCGAGAAAATCAATCGCTATAATCATCTTTACAAGACGGCCATTCGCATTGAAGTTTCGCCCGCCAAGGAAGAGACGGAGAACTGGATGATGGCCGATTGGCAGAAACTGGCCGATGACTTCATTCGAGAGTTCGATGCGCAGGTGTACTTGAAGAACGATGGCCGTAAGGAGAATGGACATACAAATCTTGCGAATAGCCAGTATGTCGTGTCACTTCATCGTGACAGCAAGGGACAGATTCTTCATCTTCATATCAACGCCAACCGTATCGACATGGAGGGTAATACGAATAGCTCTTATATGATACGCAAACGCGCAATGGCTGCTGCGAACAAAATTAACGAGCAGCGTGGTTGGATTCAGTCGATGAAAAAGCGCGACTGGAACATAAACGAAGTGACCAATGCTTGTATTGAAGCCCTAAAGACGATGGACTCGTTTAACTGGAACACTTACGAGGCTAAGTTAAAGGCAAAGGGCTATGAGGTGAATGTAAAACGCAGCAATGACGGCAAGGTTGTTGGCTATGTGGTGAAGAAGGGTAACTCCTTCTACAAATCCACGCTGTTAGGCCACAGCCGAAGCCTTACTCCGTCCCATATCATGAACACATGGGCTAAACTGCATCAGGACAAGAGTGTACATACCCAGACGATTACTCCGAAAAGTATGCAGACAGTCTCCCGTCCTGTTGGTTCTGTGAAAGTGAATACGCAACAGTTGAGGTCGCAGTTACCGACAAGAGATGAGCCGCTCTCTATAATAAAACCTGAGCAGAATATTCCTAAGATGGTTCATTACGAAATCGAATGGAATGGTAGAATTCATCCCGTTGATATCCCTATTGAAGCAGACAAAGCATTGCTGGATGAACTTGGGACGATGGAAGTGGATTTGTGCGCTACGATAGTGGATGCTCAGAAAACAGCTTTCCTGCTGTTTGCCAACTATCTCGATGCTGCAACAGAGATTGCAGAGTCGTGTGGCGGTGGTGGCTCACCTGAAAGCAATTGGGGTAGAAAAGACGATGAGGATGATATAGAGTGGGCGCGTCACTGCGCTCGACAGGCACGTCAGATGCACCAGCGTCTTATACGTCGTTCACGAGGATTGTAAATTAAAAAATGATCTTTTATGAATAATAATACAAAAAAGGAGAGCCTCGATTTAGAGGCCATGATGAATCACCTCGACCAGAAAGCCGAGAAAAAGAAAGAGTTTAATAGCGAGTTGGAATCTCTCAACGAGATGCTCAACATGCTGGGTGTCGAATTGTTGACGGTGAAGGATGGCTTGCAACAAATAGAGAATGGCAAGCATGAACTGGCGACTATGAATGAAAATATGAATGACTGGATCGCAAAGTCAGAGCTGTTAGTAGAAACGATGAGAGAGATTGCCTCAGGCATAATGGACTCGAAGCCAGAAGTGATAATCGGAGAAGGTGCCAAGCATGATTTGAAGGTAATCTTTAACAGTCATGTGAATTTTATGGCAGCCCTGCTTAATGGCTTTACTGATAGTCAGGATAAGGAACACGCCGAATTCAAAGAAGAATTGAAGAAAGTATTCGAGAAATCAGAGGAGACGGAACGTAAGAGACTCTCCAAGTTCCATCGTGATTTGGATGAAACCCTGTCGAACGCAGGAATCTGGTTCTCTGCTCGAATTTTCTATCTGATGCTTGGCATCTTCTTGCCTTGCTTCGCTTTTACGGTATTCATGCTGGCTTGGTTCATCGCAAGATAGAATAGTATTTGCTTTGACCATATATCGTTTGCCCCAGTTCGTCGTGATGACGCGCTGGGGCTTTATAATCCATGGATATGTCTCTTTATCAGCGAACGACTCACACTTCTGCCTTCATTTCTTTTTGGGCATAGACCAATGCATCGTGACTCACATCCTCTTCGCCCTCTACTGTATCCAGCACCTTGTCAGCCAACCAGATGGTCAGCAGTTCTTTCTCGTCCACCTCAAACATTTGGGCCATAATAGGTATTTGGCACCGTTTCGCCTTTCGCTCGCCACGTTCTATTTTACTATACATCGGGGTGTCAATCTCCAGTGCTGCCGACAGTTGTCGCTGCACCAGCCCGCGCTCTTCCCTGAGCTCTTTTATCTTTCTTCCAAATATCATGTGTTAAGTATTTACTTGTTATCAGTGTCGTCTTCATCCAAATTGCTTTCATCATTTAGATTCTTTAGCCGCTTCACGGCCCTGTCGAAGTCACTCTCTAGTAGTCGCATCTCACGTTCCCTATAGATCTCAAATTCGCGTTCAGCCTTTTCTATGGCCTCTTGGTGCGAGACGGTACCACTCCCTTCGAGGATATTCTTCCTTAGACGCAGTATTTGGTCATCCAAAGCTGCAATCCAGTCAGCCATCGTCATCGGATTCTGCTCCAAAGCTTGGAATTCTGCATAGTCCAAAAATTGCGAAGTTAGCAGGTTCAGACGCTGTAGCTCCAACTCCGTGAGGTAGTTCTTTGCTATCTTTACATCATCGCGCGTCACATAGTTCCCCTTGAAGTTCGTCATCCCAACAAAGGGTTTCTCGTTATCCACCCGTTCATAGATCAACTCTGCTGCCGTATGTTCATGCACGGCATAGTGCATCTTGTTCTGAACGGTGGCGAAAAACAGCTTGGTCATCTTGGCACGTGGATCATAGTCTGTCGATGTGGCGTAGATGTCCGTCACCTGCTGATAGAAGTTCCGCTCGCTGCTTCGGATGTCACGTATGCGCTGCAGCAATTCACGGAAATAGCGGTTTCCTCCCTGCTTCAGTCGCTCATCGTCCATCGTGAATCCCTTCTGAATATACTCATGCAGTCGTTGTGTTGCCCATCTGCGAAATCTCACTGCTATAGGCGACTGCACACGATATCCCAAGGCGATGATTACGTCGAGATTGTAATGGTCGATATTTCGACGCACTTGCCGTTTTCCTTCTTGGCGAACTAATAAGAATTTCTTATAAGTTCCCTCCTTGTCGAGTTCATTGTCTGTATAGATGTTGGTGATATGCATAGAAACATTCTCCTGAGTCGTCTGGTATATCGTTGCCAGCTGCTCCTGTGTCAGCCACACATCCTCATCAGCAAAGCGCGTATTCACACTCACCTTGCCTTCCTCATCTTTATAGAGTATCAGTTTGTTCTCTTTGTCCATATTGTTAAAACGTTTTTATTCCGTTTGTTATTATCACATCTTACGTCTTACATCATACATCTTCCATCTCTTAGTCAACCTTTAGCCAGCTTCCATGCTCCTTCTATCCTGCTTCTTTCCATACTTTTGGCATACTCATGAGTAAACTTAGAAGCTGACGATAGTATGCCTACACCTTGGGGAGTATTTCTCTATGTATCCACATATTCTTTGTCTTTTATCCAAAAATATTTTAGTGCCTCGGTAAAAACGCATGACTCTTTTTTCTTCCATTGAGAAGAGAGGCATTCTTCTGTAGCATCACATTTTGCTCCTTCTATAAACATCGTTGATGAGCAAATCGGATAACGCTTACATTCTTTCTTGTTATCTGCCCTTAATAGTCTTGCCATAATTAGTTCTATTCCATACAAAATAGCTGTTTCTTTGTATGCTGATTGAGTTCCATTTTCAGTCTTAAGAGGAAGCGCACTCTGATTCCTTCCATCGATAAAAGGATATCCATAGTGATTAAGTATTTGTTCCCTAAAGGACTCTCTGTTACAAATGTCATAATCATACAGGAAATCGATAAGCCTGTGATGACATTTACCACAATCTATAATACAATTGTCAATAACAAGAGAGTAGTATTCTAAATCTCTTCCTAATAAAGCCTTAAAGCTTTCTTTAAGATCATTAGAGAATCGTTGCAGCAGTCTATAAAAGGGCATTTCCTGCCCATTATAAGAAACCGCATAATCTTGAACTATTGATTTATATAATTCTTTTCCATCCCAATTGGGGTGTGACTTAATCAATTCTAATACCTGGAAAAATCCTATACCAGGATTATCCCAAAGCAAAGCACACAAACAAATAGACGCTACTTTCTTCTTATCCTGTACAATATCAGGTATGATTTTCCCTATAATGAGTTCAACTGCATGATAGGGTATTATATTGTGTTTTATCTCATTATTAATAATCGACTGGATAGCATGAGCCATTCCCTCAACTACGCAACGATGTCCAAATAGGAACCCATGCTCATCTGCTTTATCATTATCAAAATCATAACAACCAATCCACACAGCAGTTTTCTCTTTCTCTGCAATAGAGATTTCTCTTTTATCAATCTCTATGTCGGAAATATTGAACCCTGTTGTCTTATCGCCTTCAATTTTGTTGAAATGGATAACAAATTGATGAATATCCTCGTCTGTATCCCATAACCTCAATGGAATATCTATTACTTCATTATTACGTATATAATCACGGTATCTTGAAAACACCCTATTATACATGTCACTCATTCTTATGCCATATAGACTAGTGACGTGCTGAATATAATGAATATATTCATGCACGAATGTAGCGTATGATGATAATGACATGTTGGACAAGTTACCTAAATCTATGTCATCATCTACATACATGTGCAAATGATTAGTTTCATACTTACTACATTTGCCATTTAAAATATCATAATCAAAAAGTGACATGCTGTTATTCCCCCGTTAATTGCCTGTTATTAAAGATCAGAAACAATTCTATCCAATGATACTTTCGCTTTCATCGTTATGTTTGTCTTTATTCTTAAGAACTGCCTCTTTACTAGTATTGGCATAGCAATAAACACAGAAATGCCGACAGGTGTTGTACATACCAATGTCTTTGCTAATCATACAACCACATATTTTCCTCTGTCCTTTATCCTTTAGATCTTTTGTTTTCTGTGGCAGTGGCGGTATCTCACCAAACATATCTCGCTCAGGCAACTTGCCTGTGTGAAGATAATAGACTAGTTCTTCATCGTCAGCAAAGATTCGTTTCATTAATTCGCCATCAATACACCTATTATGCTCTATTTTGTATCGTTCCAAGTCTATGTCCTCAGCACATGTTGCCAATTGAATCCGCTTGGGGTACATATCTCGCATTGCCACTAATCCCCTGACAATCTCCATCCGCTGTTCGTATGTCATTTCAGCCTGCTCTACATCGTCTTTGGTAAAGAACGAAGTTTCTTTTACAAGATTTGCCTGTACCTTCCGATAGGCTTTCACGTCAACAAAACTGAATACCAACTTGTCAGTATAGTCATTCAGGCAATGATGCAAACCTCGAATTCTCTCTAACAGCAAATCTGTAGTTAACTGCGGCGTAACAATCATAGGATCAAAGCGCCAAATCACCCGTTCCTTTCCAATTAACTCAGACAATTCTCTAAAGGTGGCTATGCGGGATTTTACAGATGGAACATTCGGTTCAAATCCATCTTGCTCATAGTCATTCAGTGTCACCTGAAAGTAATAATGTATTCCTCTCTTGTCTAGTTCTGGCAGATAAGGAATGATTGGAGCAGGATTCTTTGTCCAGAACACAATAACCTTGCAATTCTTGAACGATACATACATTGGCTGCTGGTTGAAAGGATTGTACCATACACAATAGCCTTTAGCCAAGCGGTTGAAAAACCACTTGGCATAAAAGGCTGGTATGTCTGTAGAGCGGCTGGCAGATATGATGACTGGTGCAGTTGCTTCTACCTTTTCGCCTTTGTCTGTTGTTATGTTATGCTTATCAGATACCATAGAAACTCAAAAGTTCTTTTTCTATTTGTTCCGCTAATTGTGTTGTAAAAACGTTATATAATGAGGTTCTCTTGGGTGAATCGCCTCTACCTTCTTTCTTGCAAAGATTTATAAAGAATCTAATATGTTCACGTCTGTCATCTTTATAGTTCATCCCTGTAAATTTCCAGTTCTGCTCAAGTCGTCTGAATACCTCTGGCAACAATTGGATCAAAGATGGTAGTTCGGGTAGTGTTTCATTTGACATAGAATTAACAGACTGTCCTTTGAATGAAGCCTTTGGTTGATGGCTTTGACTATCAAATAGTGACTTTTCTTTGGGCGTTGTTTCTATATGATTCGTTTTCAATATCTTAACAATGTTTCTATATGTAGATGAAGATTTATCCAATATGTTATCTAAAATAAATAAAAAGGCATCGGCATCTTGTCTTTTTGCTTCAAGCTCTATCACTTTATTAATTTTCTCAATTGTTTCCTGTCTTTGAGCCCTGGCTTTGGGTAGTGATGATTCAATTATGGAATAAATACGTTCTCTAAATTCATCTTTAGAATACTTGGTATTATCATCTTCGAAATTGGCTGCCTTTAATGCTTTATACACTTTAGTTCCTTTTCCTAAAACATTATCTGCTATGTACATAAAAGCCTTGGGACTTTGCACAGCATCCTCTAGTTCTAGTGCTTGACTCACGGCACTAATAACCTGAGTTTGTTTCGATGGCTTTGTCTCTATCTTGCTAATATTTCCCATAATGGTTGACCCAATATTGCTTTCACGAATCTCGAAAGAATTGGCTTGTGTTGGAAATTCCGCATTTAAGATACTAACGCCAAACAACTGTTGATAAGCATTCAGAACAAAACTCTTATAATAGTCTCTATCTCCGTTTATTAGCGTAGAAGTAAACGTTTTGGGCAAAGAAGCAAAACCACGTGTTGCGCCATACAAGCCGAATGCCAGACGGTAGTTGTTAAATCCGCATTGTACGAGATATTCAGACAGTCGATCTATATTGTCACCCTTTTGGCAGAACGCCGCAAAGGAGTTTAATACATCATTGTCTATTGAATACAAGTCAAAAGCGGAACTCTCCTGCAGATGGCTTAACAGGGCATTAATATAATTAGCCCATTTGGAGTCATTCCATTTATCTCCTAATATCCGTTGGAGGATTTTACCTCCATTGTAGGCAATTGCCAAGGGTTCGTCAATCCCATTCTCGTTCTTTACAGCTTCATACTCATTGCCTATTTGAGAATTGAGCAAACTGTCATAGAATTCGGGTTTAACCGTTTTGTCGAGCACATTCACGCTGCCATCATGGCTAATTCGGACGAGTTCTTTGACTTCATTCTTCTGGCCTTCGGATATGCTCCTAAGTTCTATCTTCCTTACAACAGAATTCAAGCTGTCTATGGCAGTATTATATGATTCAGGAGAATAAAACTCCACACACCTCCACAAGTCGTTGGCATCGTATACTCTTCTCAAATGCAGTTTTGAGCAGAATTCCGTATAGATATCAAGTGATTCCAACAAAGCAATAACGTCTTGTTTCTCCAATTTCAAGGGGTTTCTACTAAGCCGCATATCTATGATATTGGCATTATAGAGGGCATCTTCATCAATGGAAGAATAAATGCGGTTAAAATCTTTGATGTCTTTTGTTAGGGATTCATCTTGCAAATCAGAAGGTGTATGCGTTGGTGAATTTACGATAGCAGAAAGTGTATTACGCATCCTTCTAGCCAGCGACTTCAATTCTGCCACATCCGAACTAACGGTCATGTTGGCCCCAATCAAATAGCAATAGACAAATCCTCTAATACGGTCTATCTTCCTGTCTTGTTCTATATTTGATATGTTAGCGTCTATCTCTGTTGGCAAATAAGAAGAATCCCATTCGAACTCATCACTGTCATTCTTTGTAAAGAGGTCTTTGACATTGTCAAAGAAACCTCTCTTCGTCTGAGGTTTGACAACAAGGTTTGCGCTATAAAGTTTCTCGAACTTGTTTTCTATACTTTGAGCAGCCTTGGTTAATACGCCTTGCCGTTCCACATAACTATCGAAGTAAATCTTGGTATGAAAAGGATTCAGATATATCGTGGAAGCAGAAACATATACTTCAACTCCAGAATTGGTGCCTTGTTTCGTGATAATTCCGGAAGGATAATCATCACTATCAATTTCAATAACCATCGGATAATTCTCAATTTCTGAATCCTCCACATCATACCGAGGATATTTGGAATAGAGAAGAACCACACCGTCGAGGCTGTTGGCTTCGACAGAATAAAACCTCTTGTTGCCGAATCCTCTTCTTTGGTAGAATACCTTAGGAGAAATAGATTCAGTAGAGAATATATTGTTGAAATTCAACGTGCATGTTGGAATATATAACTTCATGATGCTAAAAAATTAGAGTTTAAGTTTAGGACCGGCTACAACAAGAGAGGTGTCGTACAAATCTCTTGGTACATCATCGAATAAACTTGAAAGATTGCCAGAGTGCAATATATATAAAGATTGGTATGTACGTGTAACTGCAACATAAAGCGGATTTCTGTTGTCGTCATCTTCAACTGTACAATCAGGTAAAAAAACATTTTCAAATTGAAGACCTTTAGAACTATGATAAGTCATCAATTTGGGATTGTCCGATGTAAAATCCAAATCCATATGTTTTCCAAATTTAGCTTCTACATTTAGACCATGTTCTTGAAAGTAGTTGTACGCCTCTTCAACTTCATCATTTTGCCTAAAAAGAATACCGACATCTTCCATGTGTTTGTTCTGAATCAATTCTATAATAGCGTCGTATTGTTTTTCGACAGTTGGATATTCAAGGATTTTAGGCTTTTCCGTTCCTTCTACTGTACAACGTTCTTCTAGTTCATCATTTTCAGAATTAATGTACTGGGCAACGCGTGCTATCTTTTTGGGAAGGCGATGATTAAAGACCAACTGCTCAACTGGGAATTTTGTGAAATACTGTATGTCTTCCATTGATACAGTTTTCTTATCTTGGATAAATGTATATAACTGTTGAGCAGAGTCGCCATATAGCAATAATGCTTTTCTTGCTTTCGACTTAAATAACTCAATATCCTCTTTCGAAAAGTCCTGCGCTTCATCAACAATAATATAGTCTGCGCTAGGGCATCCTGCACGATTTACCCAATGCCAATGATAATCTACATTACGTTGTGAAATCCCCACCTCTTTAATTCCGTCAGCCATATATTGCATTAGAGCTTTGGTAAATACAATATACATATATGATCCACGATGCTCATCTTGGATTTGTTTCGCTTTCCACAAAGCCAAAATGGATTTTCCACTCCCAGCACAGCCCTTAACAATATAAGAGTTGTCTGTTTTCTTATTGATTACCTTAACTTGATAGTCGTCAAGTTCTGAGTCTTTTACATAAAAACTTCTTTTTGCCATAGAATTGTAGTTTTATGTTATTATGTTATATGAATCAATTACTTTGGTTCCTTCATATGATTTCGGGCATAATGATGATTCTTCATTTTGCTTATATTTCTGAGGATGAATTATATGAGAATAACCTTTTAATAATGTATTGTCTGGAATAAAAATGTCTTTAGTATCCTTCTTACAAATAATACGATAACAAACTCTGCTCTCATCACCACTTTTTCTGGAGTGACTAACATTAAATGTTTGTTGCATAAAACATGCTTCCCTGCAATCGCGCCAATTGTTGCATGCTAATGGAAGAAGTGTTGCATAGTCTTTATGACACGATACGAATCTATTAAGACCTTGGGTCATGAGTTGCGGATAGAAAAGGTTTGAATGTTCATCTTTCGTCGTAACATCTAACATATAAATGAGGCCGTCTTCAGCTAAAAGTTTAGATAAGCTTTCGACTATTTTATAATAGCAATTTCCTTCAATGATTCTTCTTGATATAAGTTCGCATGCCATCTTGCTATTCAAGATAAAATGGCATTCAGGTACATTTGAAATTTGCAAATCATTTTTGTTTTGAATCGTTCTCTCTACACATGAAAGTGATATATTATGACGCACATTAGATGATGAAAGCTCAACTAATTCTTTCAAAGTAGTCAGTGCTTTACGATTACCATCTATTGCTATAATATTTGTTGTTTTATAATCTGTCAAATGTTTTGAGAGGGCGACCACTAACCCAATTAACTCTCCGCCTGTACCACATCCAAAGTCAAGGATGTTAATTTCTGGTTGTTGTTTCAAGACTTCCAGATATTGACGAGATTTGAACAAATCATCAAAAATACAAAAAGATTCTGCATAGCTCCGAGGAAAGTATGTTCCTAAATAAACTTTAATATCTTCAGAGTCCGTGTCTAAATTATATTCAAATTTTTTGTATTCTGGAGAATAGATGGCTCCGAGATTATTAAATAAAGCAAGATCAAGCCAGTGCGGAATAATTGTTTTAGATTTATGGAACTTAACGGAACCATTATCTGTGGCTGAATGATCCATTTTATCATAAACGATTTTAGACCGTTCGGTATTTTTTTGTAACTCATCTATCGTATCACCATCTTGCCAACAAATAACATCAGGGTTTATTGCTTTTACTTCATGATTAATAAATTTGCTGAGTTTTGAGCAATGAGTTCCTATCCCAGTTGACTCAACCTTAACCAAATACTTATTATGTATAGTAATGCCATATTTTGCAAGTTTCGACTGTAAAGAAATGCCTTCCCACACTGTAACAACAGCATCAGAGAGTTTTAAGACAGAAGATAGTATCTGTTTTACAAAACCTTTAAGGGCGGCGCTCTCTTCAGTTTGTATTTCTTGTTCATTGACTACATCTCCTTCTTGAAGATCTATATGCTCTTGTTTGTCATCTTGCGATATTTCTGTTTGTTTGATGGAATTGTGAGAATGTCCTTCGTATATTTTTATATCTTCAAAAACAGATAGTTGTTCTGGAGATGTTGTTGGTTTATCATAATTGGCATTGCTGAACTCAGCCAGATAGAAAGAGTTGAGGTTTAACAATTCGGCAAGATTCACAATACCCAAAGGATCAAGATCTGTATGGGGACAAGTAATATCGTCCAGTTTCTCTATAAAATGTTCGTTGTCAGTTATATGAAGCCAAGATTTTGTAGTGGCACAAAGCAGGTTTTCCAGCTTAATGGGCTGATTAAATATCACCAAAGTCGGTACATCTTTTATGTTCTTGCTATTCACTCCTAAAGCTTTGAGTTCTTTTTTGACAATTGAGTGATTTATTCTTGCTTGTTGCAATACTGTCTTTCGTGAACCACCTTTTATGATTTGTCCGTCGCATTTCCATTCACCATTTTCTGTGGCAACAATAGTTCCACCATAGTTTTTGAATTCGATAGCAATAATAGCGTCCTTCTTTATAAACAAAGCATCTAATTCACATCCTATGTTATAGTTACCAGCAAACACACAGAAATCATTCGAATTCTCATAGTGAGCCTTTAGCTTCTCACAAAGAAAACGGAACTGTTCTCTTTCTGCAGTATTGTCGAAATTGCCGACTCTAAATGCTAATAATCCTCCCATATAAGACCTTTTTCAATATTATTTGGTCGTTCTATTATTTGTATTGTATACAAATACTCTATCCCTTATTTTCTACTATATCACGGATCTCTTTCAATAGATTTCTAAATTGATCCCGTTCCTGCATTAAAAGATGATTAGAAAAAGTAAAATTCTCTATTTCTTTCTCCAATTTCAATATTTTCTCATCTTTACTGAAGAGATCTACAATAAGATTAATTTCTTTTTCTGATTTTACATTCTTAATCCTATTATACAATTCCCAAATTTGAGGGAGATGCAAATCCCAAGGGGCATCACACCAATACAAGTGAGAGCCATTATAATCTAAGCTCATTACTTGGTTTGCAAAGCTACCCCATGCATTAATATCTAGCGAATAGCCATTGTCTAAATTACTACCACATACGCATCCTTCTGTATTGATATACTCGACAAAATACCATGAGTACCAATTAGAAATGGCAATCTGACTTCTGTGATGAATTAAAATACACTGTTCGGCGTTACGCAATATATGTGGCGTTGTCGAACAACGTACTTCATTATTGTCAAAAATAGCGGCATACAGAGTCCCTTCATATCGTTCTCCAGAACCCGTATGAGTCTCTTTGTATCTGTTTACACAGAATGTTGCAAGTTCTACAAAATCTATTTTGTCCATATATTATGGTTTTTAGGTGTCTCTTTTCTGATTTGCCAAATTCTGACCACAAAGATACGAATTATTTCCCAATGATAAGCATAAAAAACTGAAAAAGTTATCATCACAAGCCTTGTGAACTCATTTTTCCTTGGTTCTTTGATGAAAATGTGCTACTTTTGCCACCAAAAAGAAAGATATGGCTACACAGGAACAGATTGAAGCATTGAAGATTGATGAGAACGTCTTTGAACTGGCAGAGGACACAGAACTGGAGTACTTGGTTCATTTTGCGGCTCCATTTACTGGTGGTGATAGGTGTTTGGTTCCAAAAGGAACGGCCTTCGCACCACATTCACCTATGCGAGGCGATGCACTGTATATGCATCTGGCAGATGAGGACAATGAAGAATTGTTTGCGAAGATGGAGGCACAAGTAAAGATCAACTACGAAAACCTCTTCACTCGTCTGCAAGGCTTCTCATTTTTCATTACAGAAGAGCAACTCAAAACGCTCCCTCTTAAATTCCGTAGCGGCAGTGCAGAGCGACTGCTTGACATCATGCGTCAGTTGCGCTCCCCTCTTTACCCAATGTTTCCATAAGCCAATAGAGCTTCCTTTGGATATTTATAGGTGTATGCCATATTTTACAAGTTTATCTACTATCTCTTTATAGTTTCTGAAACCTTCCTCTTCCTGCATTTTGGCAGCTCTGCTTTGGTTTTCACCTTTCTCAATTTGCTCCCCACGCAGCATGTCATAGGTGACAAAAGTCTTCATCTCGCTATTGCCGTCTGGCAGCTCTCTCCCCAAAGCGACACCAGTTGGATAGGCGCAGAAGATACCATCGGGGTATTTCTCATTGCCTTGTGCATCCGAATTGAGATGCAGATTCTTCATGATCCAATCCTTCATCACGTCCATTTTTGGCATATCCATCGGCAAGCCAGTCCTCTCCTTATACCTGTCAAAGAAGTGAGGCGTAAAGAATGCTTTCTCCGGCTTTGCCAAAGGATTGGAATCAAGATACATGAAGCCTACAAGGTGGAAACCGTCCGTCTGGCGGTACACCCCGAAACACATGTAGTCGAGCAATCGCTGCTTCTTTGTTATCTGCCAGTCGCGACTCAGCATGTATATCATATAGTCGATGCCCCTATTGCCGCTAACCATCACAGGCGCGAAAATCTTCAAGCCCTTCGGTTTCGTCTTTATCACAATGCGCCAATACTTCGGCTGAAGCGCATCAATCTGATGATGCACGAATGCTTCATCAAGGTCAAGCACCCTGACTATATCGTCATAGTCGAATGTATCTGTAATGATTGCTGGCATAGTATCAGAAAACTATTTGTTTTTTACAACTTCCCAATAACCATCTTTTCGACCATCTTTGCGGACAACAACCCCCATTGCCTGAAGCTGGGAGATATGTCGCTGGAGGGTTCTGAACTTTATGTCAGTCTTTTGCGCCATTTTACTAGTCGTAATAGACGGGTCGAATAGCATATCTTTTACAATAACCTCCTGAATATTAGAAAGTTCTTTTACGCCACCTTTTACGCCATTTTTACGCCACTTTCGGCATGTTGCTATTGTTCAATACCATTCTCTATCACTTCCCAATAGCCGCCCTTGTCGCCTCCTATGCGACGAATGACACCATTTTCGCGCAAAGTCTTAATACGTTTTTCTACTGCACGCGAGGACACCCCAAGCTTCATGGCAATTTCAGCCGCAGTAACTTTGGGATTTAGCCTAATAGCAGAGATGATTGCTTGGTTTTTCTCCGAACTTTTCTCCGAACCAGAACCTTTTTTCTCCGAACCTATGGCACTTTTCTCCGTAGTAATCACCGTAGTTTTCTCCGTAGCGGGTTTATTGCCACATCCAGCATGAACAGGGATATGAATCAGGAAGGTCAAACGGTCTTCGGTAGTCTCAAAGGTGGCACGGAGAGAACCATTATCAGCAAGTTTCTCTTGGATGGTGGGTACACCTGTAGAGCGGCCTTCTGTCAGATCCAATTCCTTCAAAAAGTCTCCAAGACGGCGATTCCTATAACGACGGCTCTTCAAGATGTCACCTTTCTCAATGGCCGACATAGGAATACTTCGGTCAGGCCCAGGACAGTTCAGTATGGATATTCCTTCAGGCTCAATGGTAATCTCCACGGGTTCGTGTTGGGCATAATCTCTGTGATAAAGAGAGTTGACCACAGCCTCCTCCAGCGCATCGTAAGGATAGTTCCAGTAGCGGTTGGCTTCTTGCTTGCCAGAAACCTTCTCCACTGTTTCATAGAGAATATTGGTGCTGAAAAAGTCCATGGTCTGCTTAATAATCTGCGGTATGCTGCCCTTGAATGTCTTTTCTGTAAAGTTCTGAGGATTCTTCACCTTCCCATCAGGGAACACCACAATCTCTACCTGGGTATAAGGGAAGAACTTCTCCGGATGCTCGCAGAACATCATCGCCGCCACATTCTTAATCATGCGGTTCTCAGTCGGACCGGCCATCAGTTCCATCTGCTCCAAGGTCTCCACCAAAGGCTGTGTGAACAGCGAAGCCTCCAGTTTGCTGCCTATCGTAGCCAGATAGTCCCTCAGCAGCACCATCGAAATGTCGCTCATGGCAATATTGGGATTGGGCCGTTCGTCAAAAGGCACGCGGTTAGCCATGTCCCTCAACTCGTCCAGTACCTCGCCCTTGGCAATGATACTGCTCGAACCGCTGCGAACATAATACCTCATCTGCTTCACCTTGGCCTGCACGTCCATCGGTATCGCATACGGACGGTTCACGCCCGACGGTGCCCATATCACCAGCACTTGCTGACCGTCCACCTCTTCTACCGATATCCTCGGCAGATAGTATGGGTCAAACATGTTATTAAATCCCACCATCTGTTTCAAGATGCCGTCTACCGCCTCGATGTTAATCCCTGATACAGGCCGCTTGGCGAGTCCGTTGTCATGTTGCTCCACGCCCACAAGGATGTAGCCGCCTCCGAGGTTATCGAAGTCGTTGGCAAACGCACAGATACTGTGATAGATGTCCGCTGGGTTCCAGCCCTTCTTAAACTCTATCCTGTTTCCTTCAATCTTCCGCTTATTCAGCAGATCTTCTATATTAATTGGTAATGCCATATATTCTTATAACGTTTCGTTCTTATTCCTATTGTTCTGTATCAAATATTACCTCTACATTAAAAACTCAGTGCCCCTTCTAAACTATCATACGATAGCATGTTATCATGAGCCCACTGTACATTACACCAGCCTTCAATTTGTGAAAAGGCAGAAACACTATATGTGTCCATTGTAGGTCTCTCTTCCACACTCATATTGGCCGTTCGTAACCTATACCTTCCATAAGTATCTGGGGAAGACCACGAAAAAATTGATTTTAATTTCTTACTCAGTCCATCATTGTCATATGGACCAAATGCAGGGAATGCATAATTAAAATATCTTTTTAAATCTTTCTTTTCGTTCAATGGGAATAAAGGTCGTTGAACATAAGCCTTGTTTGACAAATATCTAATACCCACATAAGACATTTTAGTGTTTGTTTTGTTGTGAATAAGAAGACACTGCATCAATATCTGTGGTATAACATATTCTTCCTTAAATGGGGCCTCAGGGTGGTTTGTTCCTAAAGAGCAGACATACGCCAATGGATATTTAAGTATTTTGTCTTTCTCAAAGACCTTCATTATCGGAGCAACGTTGATGACAGAAACCATCTGTTCGTTCATAAACATCGATACGTTGCATGTGTCAAAGTTGGGATTTCCCAATTCCTCCCAACAGATATACGTCGATTCACACAAATACAATGATGGTATTCCGTTAATACTATAGCGACCGTTAGTAATTAAATGCCTTTTATCAAACGGGATATGGAACATCTCTTCTTTACTGAACAGACCACCATGTTCTGTTTTTCTGATTCTATAGAGCCGACTTTGTGGCTCAAGTTCATATTTATCTATATAATCTTCATTACAGAAGATTTTTTCATAGAAAAGAAGTGTCGCTTCTGCAGAAAGCCCCTCTTGATGTAGATTGTAACATTGCCTAATTACTGTCCAAAAGGAATCCAAACTCGCAAGGCTTTCCTTTGGAGCATTGGGATATTTTATGGCAATAATATCGTAGTAGATTTTCTCTAAACTATCTACTCTGCCCAGAAAAGAAAGACTGCAGTTAGGCAAAATCGTTTCTTTCAACAGTTTTTTTGTTCTTTCAAGAGAGTTGCTCCTTTTCATATTTTGTTCGCTAAGTAAAACTACTCATATCCCCAATGCATCTCACGATAATTGCTCAAGCTTATACTCTCTTCTTCCCTGTCATAACACGAGAACCGCTGGTCTGTTGCCAGTTTTATCTTTTCACATGCCACGACAGGGTCAACACGGCGCATTTCCATATTATATAAGAAAATACCGAAACAAATATGCATATCAGCTGAGGTCAAGCTTTGTCTTGGCCCAAGCACATAGCAAATCTTCTGACATGTTAAGAAAATATCGTATGCCACTTCCATCAGTCCGCCCCTGCAACAAGACAACATCAGGATGCTATCTTCGTTCATGCACTTGCTTTGACATAAAAGCATGGCCAGTTTCTGCCAACTCATGTTGACTTTCTCGTCTTCGCTTGCAAAACCTTCGGAATTACCATGATCACTCAAATAAATATAGTCGAAAAGTCCATGAGAATAGAGAATGCTTTCTAAGTTCTCATTATCCCTAACACACTTGCAGACAGACTCAATTCCGTATAATTGTGCCTGCTCACATATCCCGTTGCACTCATGTGGCTCATCGGAACTTCCGCATGCTTTTAAGATTAATAGTCTTTTGTTCATATTTTGTTTCATTGATTGAAGACAAATGTTACTATTTTCGCAGATAATATAAACAGCCCCAAATAATTGATTATACCCTAACATCAT